TGCCTCCATACCCTCTGAGGGAAGTTCTGCAAAATTTACGCTCCCCATAAATTTATATACCCCTGAAACTGCCTGTGCCACTGTATCCGTCAACTCTTTCTTTGAAGCAAAATTATCAACTGCGTTATTCCAGACCTGTGCAAGGCCTGTCTTGTCCAGATACCTGGATGTCGCTCCTGTATTTTCCTGTGTCGTTCCCATAATTATTCCTCCTTGTCCATGTCAAATTTATTGTTTCTATATAATTTTATAGGCCAGGGGCGGCCCCTGAAAACAGTCCTGCATACAGCCCTTATAAAGCTGTATTTTTAATGGCTTCCGTTATCTCTACGACACTCAACGCAGCTGAATCCTGTGATGTCTGCCCGTTCCATGGTGTGTTAATGGCTTCCGTTATCTCTACAGCACTCAACGCAGCTGAATCCTGTGATGTCTGCCCGTCCCATGGGATGCTCATGGCTTCCAGTATGTCATCCGTTGTCATTGCTATACTATCCCTATCCGGAACAACCGGAACCTCCCCGGAATCTCCAAATACGATATGATACTGTTCCTCTGCTGTCTCCGCACAGTTGTCATAATAAGATGCATCTTCGCCGTCCCAGTCTGCACAGATCATATCCCTGATTTCCTCAGCCGCGATCTCTGTACCGTAATCTTCCCATGTCAGTCCCGTATCCATAATGATGCGGTCAGGCTCATGTGTATAAACCTGACGGAAGCATGCCTCTATCACACTGTAGTATGGCAGATACCGGAAGCAGAACACTTCATCAAATGCTTTCTGTATATCGTCCAGGTTAAACAGTGCCGCAATATCGATCTCCTTCAACAGCCGGTACAGATAGTTGACCTTTTCTTCCTGAAAATTCATGATCATGTTAAACTGCTGCGATGTTGGTATTCCGTTGATCCCACCGACGACGTTGAACCAACCGCCTTTATATTCCGTGTCCGTTATGGCTGCCTTCTGTCCTTTTTCGGCAAATGCATACCCAAATACACTCTCATCCATCCTCATCCGTGCAATCCCTCCTTTACTGGTTCCTGTATGCCGACAGCAAACTTCCCAACGCCAAACCCCAGAGCGTATCTATTGGTATCCGAAAAGCCAAAAAACTCCCTGGCAAAGCATGTAATCCGTGGCTGCACCCCGCTTGCCCTGATTGAAAGGTCGCTGGTGCTGATCAGCGCAAGGAGATCTTCAGACAGGTTTGTCACGCCGAGTGTCAGTGCAAATGATGCCGGATGTTCATCATCCTCCCTGTAATAAATAGGATCAGCATCAAAGAGCAGCCTGCAGCCGGCAATCATCTGGTCATATGTACATTGTGTGCTGTTCCTCATCGCCTTGTATTTCACAAACAGCCGATACCGTTCATCATCAATCACGTCAAAATTAACGTCCGAACAATACAGGGCTGATTCCGCCCTTGACAGCGCCACAATATCCCCACAGTAGTCAAGCTGCTTTCCCGTAGCGCTGTTCATGGAGCGCATCGTCTCCAGCTGGTGCATCACCGCGGAAACTTCCTCCATCTGTCTCGCAAATGCATTCAGAAGGCTGTGTATCCTTTTTTTGTCCTTAAACTGCTCCGGCAGGTCCCTTATAAGGTCATCAATTATCATCCAGCAACACCTCAATCCTCATTGCGTCAAACTGCGCCTTCTGCCTGGACATCATCGTTATCACATCCATGTCGTATACCTGCGGCTGCCCGGTATCGACAGCTGTCACGGCTGCCTTGATCTCGATATACTGCACGCCCGTCACCGCCCTGTAGAGATGTGGAAGAAACTTCTGCAGGATCACTTTTTCGCCGAGTCCGTAGTCATTGCAGTTTTCCATCACCGCGTTTTTTGCAAGGATCACATAATTGGGGGCCATGGTCTCCTTTGTGTTTCGCTGCATTATGATCCGCAGCCACACATACCTGTAATCAGGGCGGGAAAACCCGATTGCGACAACATTTCCGTATGGATCGGATATATCAATGGATGTCGTGCCATATGCGCGTATTCCAGGGCACCTTCTGTCAAAAATGACCTGTGCAATTTCGGACTCGTCCCCGCCGTCAACAATGATCTCTATGCTGTGCGGCGGCCTACCGTCCACATCCGTAAAATCAGTGTAGTTTTCCATGCCGATCGCGGACAGAACACCGTCGACATTCTGGTAAAGGTCCGCAACGATCCCGTCCACTATGTTCTTGCTTCGTATGGCAATCCTCTTGATGTAGCTCTGCCTGGCTGCTATGTCACTCTCCTCAATGCGTCCCGCCGTGGGGGTAATGTCATTCGTTACACTGTCAAGTCCCATCACGTTAGTCACAATCGTAGTGATTGTATTGGTCGGCACTGATATGTTCCCATACTCCATCGATTCAAACAGTATGTTGCTTGTAACCTTCCTGACGATGATATTGTCCGTTAGTACTGCCCTGTACGAACTCTGCGCAAGGACTGTTTCAACAATAAGGGTTTTGTCTGTTTCGTCATCCGGATTTTCCATGATGGCTACCCTGACACCTTTATATCCGACTGCCTTCCTAATCCCATCCAGGATCTCAGCCGTCCCGTCCCCATCCTTCCTTATGTAGCTGTATGCGTTCCCCTCGATCTCGATGCCGTATTCCCGACTGTCAGATCCGGCATTTACGGAGAGCACCAGCTTCCGAAAATTCTCCCTGCTGATCTTCTGCAGAAGAAGGCACTGGAAATCCTTTGCCGGGGTGGTCACGCTCCTGATGAGTGTGCCATACAGTATATCCGTCCCGTCGTCTCCTGTGCATGCCACGGGGTATATTGTCCGCCTGTTGTCCAGACGCACCACGCCCCCGAACTGCATTGCATTGTCAAGGTTTACGCCCTCCGCCGTAGCAGGGTACTGGCTATAATACACTCCCTGTGCCATTTCCCAGAGCTCCGCGATTCTTGCCGAAAATGTTCTGATCATCGCACCGAGGAACGACTGGGCGTTGACCGCCGTGTCCACCCCCCATGCTGCTTTCAGGTCTGTATGGATGTCATCCATTATGGCATCCATACGCTTTATATTAAAACCGGTATCCGTTATCCCATATTCCGGCATATTACCACCTCATTCCTGATAACCTCTCTCTCTGTCCTTGCGGTATACCTGATCACCGCATTCCTTGTCTTACTGTCCACATCAATGGTTACGTCCGGCACTTCTGTCACTTCGTCAACAAGGAGTATCTGGCTCCTGATCTCTGACGCTGCGAGCAGGGGACTGACATTTTTCCCGAACACGGCGCCAAAATAATCCGTTCCTGTTTCCGGGGGATAAAGCACGCATTCCCCCAAAAACCACAGCAGCCGTACGCGTATCGCCTGCACTACGCTGTCTGTAATGTCAATATCACTTTCAGGACCGATATGGATATCGCCGTCCCGGTCAAGCAGTATGTCCTTCACACTTTCCGCCTCCCTCCATGCTCCCGCGTCCTCCATGCCTTTTACCGCCGCTGTATATCGCCGGAGTAAAATATATTGCCTTCAACCTTCAGGTCGCCCCTCACCGTCACTGCAGCCCCCTGCGGGCACCTTATTACAATGGTTCCCTTATTGTTTGCTTCCTCCTGTGCTTCCACGGGCACCTTACAGAGTCCCGGAATGCAGATGGCATTCGTCAGGTCATATTTCAGCTCCGTGTCGTCGTCTGCATCCGCAAGCCACCCGTCGATTGCCTGCTCTGCAATGATGACCAGACAGTCATCTCCCGGTTTTATCGGAAAAGCCACGGCAGAGTTACCGCCGCAGGCAATCACCACGGGTACGTTGGACAGCACCGGATAGTCAAGTTTCTTTCCGTCAGGCGTCTTATATTTCAAAGAAGGCTGCACGCTTACGGTACCGGCATCATAGCTTATTATCTTTCCCGGCATCGCCGTGTGCATCTCCCGCATCACGTTATGGATCGTGTCCTCGACAGCCTGGACAAATTCCTGTTTCATCACTCCGTCCCTCCCGGTTCTACCAGTTTTGCCGTACACGTCCATTCGCCTTCAAAATTGTCTCCGGACATGCTCACACTCTCTACCTTAAAAATTCCTGATACTGCCCCGCTTTCCAGCATTACAAGGTCATCGACGCCGATCGCGCCATTCAAAAAATATCTGGCCTCGTATCCTTTCTTTGCTCCCCCTTCACTCTCAGCTCCGTTCTCTGTCAGCTCCTTCGGTATGTCCAGCAGGCCGGACTGCGCGTTCAGTACATAAACGCCCGGGCTCACCGCCTCACCCTTCTTTACAACCTGCAGTATCCCGTTCTGGATGCTCCATGCGCATCCGCACGTATCGCAGATTTTCTGGAGTGAGTTCTTCGACTGTCCGACGAAACTGTACCCATTTGTAAATATCTTCTGCGTCAGCAGTTCAGATGCTTCCGCTGATACCACGGCGCTGAGTCCCATGCTGTCGGCAGCCCCCTGCAAAACCATGATTCCTGTAATACCTTTCTCGTAGGATACTGACATGTAGCTGTCCCTCACTGCGGCAAGTCCGTCCACGACCTCTATTGTAGTCACCCTGTCGGCACCGTCCGGCACTGTCTCAGATGTGCTGATGTCCCCTGACAGGATAAGCGGCAGGTTTCCACCATACCCGGCGCACAGTTCGAGCACGGCATTTTTCTGTTTTATCTCCGCAATCGTCTCTGGGGAGAGATTCCAGAACTTTACCGTTGCCGTGTTGCCGCTCTCCTTGTTTCCTTTCTCTATGTCAAAACTGATATGCAGCGGCATGCCGCTTTCCCCTACAGCACCGCCAAGTTCAACGCCGGCACTGCCGCGCTGTCCAATCACAGCTCTGTACTGCCTGTCAAAATTATCCATTGTAAGCCTCCTCTGCTTCCCATCCTTCCAGGTCTGCGTCTGGAACAAAGATAAACTCCGCGTCCCCGTTCAGGAAATCCCTGCGTCCCACCGATCTTTTTGTGGAAGTGCAGCCGAAAGTCCCTGCCGGAAGTCCCCGCGTTTTATAAAAATAATTCATGGGCAGATATGGAACAATCTTTATACTGTTGATTAGCGTTTTCATGTTCATGTCATACAGCCCGAAGCTCCATGATTTACAGGTCTGGTTCCATGTAAAACGAATCATGTATTCCTGTCCCGCAAGCGTAACCCTGCTGACAGAATCGTTCATGTCAGGTACCTGTATTTTTATTGTCATGTCATTTCCGCTCCCTTTCTGACAGAAAAATCTCGATATACAATTAAAAAATTCCGACATTGGAAGCGACATTGTACAACAGGGAGGCTTTCTTCCGGCTCTGGGAACTGCCGCCAGAATCTTTACCCGATCCTGATGCTGATGACGAGGCACCGGACGCAGCGCCTGTCCCCGCTGTACCGGCATTTCCCATACTCGCACCGCCAAGCCCATATGTGTCTGGCACGCCTGCAGTCTGCCTCCCTGTAATGCTCACCTGTTTCATGGACACACTGATGCCCCTGCCGCTCCCGTTTTCCTTTGTTTTCTCAATGCCGACAGACGTGATGCACATGTTCTGATACCTGTCCGTTGATGTCAGTACCGTCAGCAGCTTCCGCTCCGCAAAAAGGCTTCTGAGCTGTTCCTCGACCATCTGCACCCTGCCAGGTCCGCTTCCCAGGCGGTTGTACCATGTTACCGGATTATCCGACAGGTACAGCGTCATGTTCAGCTCCTTCGGCTTTGTAATTATGGTATCTGTTACGGAAAAGCCGTCCTCCACGGGATAATCAGGCACTTCCGCTGATAGCGTCTCATTCGATGATACCAGCACATCAAATTCAACGCCGCCGATGCTTGCAGGCCTTGTAGCTTTCATTGTCCGACCTCCTATTCTTATTGACTATTTTATCCTGTTCACTACCTCGCGTATGCAAGTGCCCTCGCAAGCTCACCCGAATTGTCGCCTGCGGTCTGCCGGATCGCGCCCGCGGCGTTATTTACTGCCCTTGTATCCGTACCGCTGACGTTAATATTATACTCGTTCTTCTGGTTCACCACACGGCTTGTGTTGCCGCCGTAAACTGCCGGTGCGGCTGTCTGTGCCGATGCAGTTCCCATCATTGCCATTGCCTCTGATGCCTCCATGACCGCGGCCCGTATCAGCGGTATGTTGTCACGGATACCTCCTGCAAGACCTGCCATGAAGTCGGGCATCCAGCTCTCGTAGTCTGTGAGCGGTCCTTTGTCCGGAACGGAAAAATGCAGGTATTCCTTTATGGTTTTGCCGATGCCGGTGATCGTGTCAATAAATCCGCCGATCTTTTCCCTGATGCCGGTGATCAGTCCGGCAATGAAATCCGCCATCCACTGCTTTGCCCTGTCTGGGAGTGTTTTGAACCAGTCAACGACTGCCTCGAATCCTTCCTTCATTCCGTCGAGCATGGGACCGAACACCTCGGCGCCAAAATTCTTAAACGCTTCAATAATGCCGGAAATGAGTGTTGTAACAAATTCAACCCACGAAGAAAATATCTGCCTGATATCTTCCCAGACTTTTTCCCAGTTTCCCGCAAAAACGTCCTGCAGGAAAACACTTATCGCATTCAGGTAGTCCAGGAAGGGCTGGATGCTGCTGCATATGGCATCCCATATCTCCGCGAAAAAACGCATTATGGTATCGCCCCAGCGTTCCCAGAATGCTTTCAGCCCGTTAAACACATTGGTGCCTATCGTTTTCAGGGACTCCCATACAGCCGTAAGCTTTTCCTTAATCATATCCCACGCGCCGGTTATTGCTTCCCGCGCTGCGTCTGCATCAATCCCGGCCGCCTTGAAGATCTCCCCGATCACGGAGTCATTCCCCTGCAGGAAACTGATAAAGTCCTCTATGATGGCTGCAAGAACAATAACAACCGCTGCGATCGCCATTATTTTCAGATAGGCGGGGTTCAGCAGCTTAGTGACCATACTGATCGCCCCGGTAATTTTTTTAAAGTTCATGGCCGCAACCCATATACCTGCTGCGATCGCCAGCACTTTCAGTACCTTGCCCCAGCCGCCCATCGCCTGGGCCATCCTGTCCACGAACCTGATCCCTTTCTCAACCCAGCCGAATACCTTTTTGATTACATCCATCACTTCTTTTGTTTTCCGGACCAGTATATTTTCATCATCGCTGACGCTGTTGAGCCTTTCGGAAAATTCCTGCAGCATCAGTACAAAGGGTTCAAGGATTGAACCCAGTTCTTTCAACACTATGACTGCTGGTTTAAGGAATGTTGATCCGACTGCCGCCTTGAGATCCTGGACAAGCTGTTTAAGGTTCCCTAACTGGTTCGTCCATGTATCGGATTCCCTCGCGGCCTGTCCAAGCGCTCCCGATGCGGCATTGGCATCTTCCACCATTTTCAGCAGCGTGAGCTGTTTCTGCGCCTCATCGAGATCGGCAAACGACTTACTGTAAAGCTCGTTTGCCGCGGCGTTGCGGGTAACTTCCGTACAGGACAGCCCGAGGGCCGTATCCTGTTCGAAGCTTCCTTTCAGGAATGACTGCAGTGATTCCGTGACCTCTTCCATTGACCGGTCGTAATATGCCGCCGAATCCGCCACGGCTTTCATCGACCTTTCGGAGAGCTCGAGCGCCTGTCCGGTATCCATTCCCGTGGTCTTTGCAAATGCGGCGATCTTCGAGAAACTGCCCTTCATGCGTCCTTCCAGTATGTCTGTGTCGTCCGCGATCTTCTGCAGTGCTTCCGATGCCTGGTCCTCCATATCCCCGAACACCTGCGTGAACTGGCTGTCAAGCGCTTCCGCCTCGCCTGCCACTTCTGCAAGGGAGGCCATGCCGACTATGCTGAAACCTATGCCGATCGCGCCGAGGGCTTTGGCAGCAAAAGATTTCAGTTTGTTTATCCCGCGTTCCGCATTGCTCTCGCTGTTCCTGTCGATCTCGAATCCGAAAAGAATCAGCATTTCCCTTATGGTCATCTGTCCACCTCCCTGGACATTTCGGCAGCCCTGCCGTTTTCAATGTCCACTTCCATCACATGGAGCGCGTACAGTTTCAACATTTCATCAAGCGTGTACACGTTTTTCAGCTCCCACATGGACGCAAGCTTCGCCCTGATCAGGATGTAACACCGGAGTTCGAGTTCTCCGAACTGTCCGTAGTCAAATCTCCCATACTTTTCTGTGTCATTGTTTTTTTCAACGCCTGCAGCCTGCCAGATAGGACGTCGAATTTCCTGAAAAAACCCCTGTAGTTCAGCTTTATCACATAAAAACACAGGACGAACATGTCCTGCACATCACCACAGAAAATCTCATTTAAGAGGTCAGCATCAAGACGGTGCTGTGATGCATTGCCTGTATCATCACTGATCTCAACTGCTATATTCCCGCCAAGCAGGAGCTTCCTGATCAGCTTTTCAATGCTGTCACCGTCAAGCGAAAGCCTGGATATTGCCCCGGCTGCCGTATTGACATCCATATCCATAAGGTTCTCACCATCCATACTGTTTGCGGCAAGTGGCGCCAGTGCACCGATCACTGGTGTCAGTACGGATGCAAGCTCCGCTGATATGTTTGCTGCTTTTAATGCCGGAAACGGCGTAATGTAAAAATCCATGTCCCCGACCGTTTCTTTGGTCGGCTGTAACTGTTTCATGATCATGATCTATTCCTCCTTCAAATTATTCTTGTGATCCATGCCTTCCGGCATATGTTTCCAGCTGGTCCGGATCACCCGAAATATCCCTCGGCAACCACGATCTCCCACTCACGGTTGTTCGTTGTCTTGCCCCTGTTCCATGCGGCATGTTTTGTTACCCATGCCTGCGCGCCGGAAAATTTCTCGTTTCCGAGAATGTCACATATGTTAACCGAGAACATGCCGCTTCCGTCCTCGTGGTCCTTGTCATACATGTTCTTCAGGAAATCGTTTGACGCCGACGCCTGCAGGAGTGAGATTTTCATGGTGAACAGGCTCGCCGGATCAAGACTCCTTGCGATCTCCCCGTCTGAGCCTATCACATGGCTTGTCCCGTCACTGCCCGGTTCGATGGTTATAAAACTGTCATCCGCATATCCCGTAACGATATGGTGCCCCAGTGCAATCGTCACTTTTTTGGGGCTGTATGTAGTCACTCTGCTGCTGCCCATATGGCATTTCTCCTTTCATTACACTGATGGAAGGATACCGATTAGAATGTCAGGTATCCCTCAATCTCCACTGCATGGATTGCGCCCGCAAGCCTTGCAGTGTACTTACAGCCTGTCAGTTTCCGTGACTTGCGCTGCGCTTCCGTCAAATCACTCGCCCTTGGGACCGTAACCCTGAATCCGTAGATCCTGTTTCCGTCGGCATCAAAGGCATCTTCCGCAATGCCACCGACAGACTGCCCCTTTTTAAGCGTCTCCTCCATCTTCCCAGCAATGAGCTGTATCCCGGCATCAGTATAGGGCACCTTGCGGTTTACTTTAAGCACATTAAATATGTTGGTCTGCATTTCCGCCTTCAGCCAGTCACGGAACCGGATCACGTCGATCCATTCGCCCGCCAGGGTATACCCTCCTATTGTGATGTTGCAGCCTCCATAGCGCATATATCTGTTGATATGCCTTGATTCAAGATCCCGCTTCTGCTGTGTGTTCAGCGCTGACGGCACGACTGTCGCCAGCTCCTTCATGTGCCACGTCTCAGTACCGGGATCGTACCCGAAGCACTTTGCCATCCATGCAAGGGCAGCAAACCGGTTCTCCACAGGCGGCTCTTCCGATTCCGTATCGGCATTCCCTGAATACAGACCGAACGTGCGGTAATATCCAAAGTTGCTGACCGGAAGGCTGTCATAATCGGTGTATTCAAAGGCAAACAGCTTTTCGTTGGATTCAGCCCATGCCATTGCTTCCGATATGTCTTCCGGAGCGTTAAACCCGCATAAATAGACACCATAAAAGCCTGCCTCTGATGCGGCCCTTGTGAGAGTGCCAGTTATACTCTCATATGTGGTGTTATTTTCTGCGTCTGTCTCCTGTTTCCGGACGCACACACAAATCCTGTCTGGTACCGGCGTCTGCGAGAATGCTACCGAAGCCGCCCTGTATGCCATATCTTCTGTTGTAAACCCGTAACCGGCAAGCTCGTCTGCCGCCGATATGGCCGACGTCCTTTCCATTCTGCCGCCCTGCACGGGCGCCTGCACAATCATCAGGATTGTGTCGAACGTCTCCATGTTCTGCGCCGGACTGGATATCTCGATGCTGATCTTTACGATGTCATCAAGCGAATTATTATTCATTGCCGTATTCCTCCCTCTTCACTATATTTTTTCTTCCTTATATTTTGTGACCACCTTTCTGATTGGTTCGATCGGTGTTTCCGCCATCTTCCGGTTTCCGCCCCCGCTGCTGTCCGGGATCTCAGGCATGCAGCCCACACCATATGCATTATCCGCTTCCCACGAAAATGATACTGACGCCTCCGCCATTGCACGGAAACGGTATTCCCTGTTGTTCTGTAACGAGGTCAGGTCTCTTACCGGCGGATTCAGGCAGATGTTCACACCTTTCCCCGTAAGGTAGTCCGTGGTGTATTCCGATTCCAGGTAGTTAAAAAAATCTGTCAGGTCGGAAACCGCAGTATTTTCATGATTACCCGTGAATCCTTTTTCTGCAGATTCCCTATCCGTGTGATCTTCTGTCTCTACGGGCTTCCCTGCAGTGTATAGGTTTATCTCCAGTGTGGTGGTGCTCGGGTAGTGCATCCGGTTAAAATCGTCCCCGTCCACGACAGGAACACGCGTCCTGCCTACCCCTCCCGTTTTCAGTGTCACATACGGCAGGGACGGCGTCGTGTTGATCTGCTCCGCCCATATGACAGAAGCACCGGCAAAGTATCCTGATACCACGTCATATATCGCATTCTTTACTTCATTCAGGTTCATGGAGTGACATCACCTTCCTTTATTCCTTGCCTCTGTCCGTATCAGGAGCGTTATACCCACCAGCTGCCCCGGGCGCCCTGTCATGATCAAGGCACTGGACAAACGTTGCCGTCCAATGCCTCAGCGGTGTGTTCTCGCTCAGTCTGGATGACTGGCAGTCAAACCATTTTCCCTGGAACCAGACACGGTCTGCCTTCTGCTGCTTTTCCTTGTCTTCAACCAGAAGTTCACTGTCGCAGAACACTTTGAGCTGCTGTACCGACCTGGCGCCGTCCTCCGTCGTGATGACAGCATCCTCCGTGGTCTGTATGTCCATCGGGAGCGTCATATCCGTATAAGGTATGGATATATACCCCCTGACGTTTTTAGGCTGTAAATAACGCCTTACGATATAGGGACGTTTAAAAAAGTTCATCAGTCTCCACCGCTTCCTTTCTGCCGAATCCAGTAATTTACGGAGCTTTTCATGATTCCTGTATCAATCAGTGGGTGATCTGATCCTTTTTTTCTGATCGTGGAATCTGCATTCTCTGCAAAATCACCTTCTGTAATTTTCTCCTTTATAAGACCTTGCTGAAAAACCCCTATCTTCTTCAAAATCTGCTCTGCAGTTTTTCCATTCATCAAATCTGCTGCACTGGTATTGATAAGCGCATCAATCTTGTCCTCGTTTTCATCAACACTCTTCCGCAGGAACGGTCGCGGAGGGATAATCCACGTCCCATGTTCCGTCCCAAGCTCATTCCACGCGGCAATATCGCAGATATCCGTCCCGTCCTCTTCAGTTGCATCTCCATGCTGGAAGCCAACAGCTACCTCCTTGTCTGCAAGCTCCTGCAGAATGCGCTCAAACTGCCGACCCTCAGGTGTCAGTACATCAATTACTCTGGCTGCCACGATTCACACCTCCTGCCGTTACAACAGTCAATATACACCGCTTCCTTATCTGGAGAAACTGCATTCCATACATTGTCAGTCCGAATTCCGCATCAGATGTAATATTTGCTGACTGGTTATTTGAAAATGAAACAGAAGTCTCGCCTTCTGATATAGAACTTAACCCGATCGTATCACCGATCGTTCCGCCAATTGTCGTGCTTCCCAGACCTGACAGCTTCATTTTATGTGCAGCCATATACGCAAGCGCCTGTTCATACATTTTCCCAAACTTTTTTCTACTGATCAGTGACTCTACAAGTGATATGAATATACGAACCTTATCATCCGGAACCTTATCAAATTCATTCATAGTGTTCCTGATTATCTCAAATGCCTCCATATATCCACCTCTTACTTCTCCATAGCGGCTATGATCATTTCTTTCAAAACATCGACTGTATCATCATCCTTTACTTCCAGCCCCATTCCAACAGCTTTCTTCAACAATTCCGGCTTTTTCATAGCCCTGATCTCTGCTTCCACAGCATCTTTCTTTTCTTGCTCTGCCTTATATCTGACAATGGCCTCCTCGGCAATCCTCGCCCTCTCGAAATCGCTGATTTCTGTCGGCACCACTGCGCCTGGAGGAGTATTCACATCAGCCAAAACTCCCTTTTTCAGATAATCCAAAACGGACGGATGCACTTCCATCCCCTCTGGAAGCTCCATTTCCGTTCCCGGCAGGAACGGTTCACCATTGATGGCAATAATTTTTCTTGATCTGTTAATTACTCTCATTCTGTGCCCTCCTTAAATCCCGTATGCCAGCAACATGGACAGCGGGTAATAGATAATTAGTCCTGCCGTTCTAGTCTCGCAGGGAATTTCCGTCTCCAGTTTCACGATCTGCAGCGGATACTGGTAAAATGGAAGCGGAATCTCCAGACTGAACTTCTCCGGATCTTTGGTATACATAAAGGCGATACTCTTTCCGCTAGCGTTGATCTCCGTAGCGGAATCCTGCAGTTCTGCCATGGATTCGAAGTTCTTCAAATACGGGGCATGCTCCTTGAGAAAGCTGAGGATTGTCGTTTCCGTATCGGGAATCCGCCTTGTGGCCAGATCCATGTAGATGTAAGCAGGCAGCGCTAGGGTATCCGGCTTTTCGATGGACATTGTGATCTTGTCGATGAACTTCTGCATGCCATTGATATCCTCCAGAATCTGGTCGGGCGTCTTGTGCGCCCAGTCCGTATACTGCTTGCCGTCAATAGTGACAGTGGAAAGGGTATAAATCGGAATGTCGTTTTCCTCGCTAAAAATGCCGACCAGGTTATGCTTCTTGTCACCGGCAAAGGCAATCTTGTTCACCATGTAGTCAGCTGCCCTTCTCGCCGCCGCGCCCTTTCTGGCATCCAGCGATTTCCCGGCCATTCGGGAGGCACGCATCTCCTGTACATTATATCCATAGCTGTCACCGATGGACTTGATGCTGGCGGTGTGGGATTCCCCTTTCACATCCACCCTCGGAAGATCCGTGGCATAGTTATTGATAATCGCAGCCATGCCGGTAATGTCATAGCTGTAATACGTTGTAGTCTCCGCTCCCTCGTTCACTTCGGACGTGATCGGGAAATATGCCAGCGCCGACAATTCCGGATACTGCTTGTCATAGGTCTTTGTCTTGACCTGATCCAGCTCACGCGCGAAAAAGACGCTCGCCGCCTCCGTACTGTCAAACCGCATTTCCGGCATACCTGTAATCCCCTTGATCAGATGGGATCTTTTCAGGGTTGTATAATCATCCATATTAAACTGCTTCATCAGTCATATCCTCCTTTTTAATCGTTCTCTTCCACAGGAGCGGACGCAGGCGACGCCGCCACTGTCGGAAAAAATTCCGCAACCGCAATCCCCGTATCGGAAACGCCAAGGTAATGGGCATTCAGTTCTACCTTCGTAGCAGTATCTGCCGAGGTCGTGAACAGTCCCGCCTCATCCCCTGCGGTGATCAGAAACACCTTGTCCTTGTATCCCGGAGAGGCATTTTCCCCGGTCTTTACCCATATCTTCCCGTGATGCAGGCAGCCAACGGTTCGCTTGTCAACGACGCTCAGCTGATTATTCATATCCAGCTCCGTCATGACAGAGTTATGGACAACAACGCCCTCAAAATCCGCAGCCACACTCGCTGATGTGGGTGTCTTTACATCAATCCCTTTATTCGTACCTACGACCACGCCAATCCCGAATGTCGTATTTCCTTCCGCCTGCCTGGTCGATACTTCATGAGCCGATAAATCATACAGCCCACCGGCAACCCCTTTGGGGAAGCCAAAACCGTAACTTGTCTGTGCCGCCATACTCATTATTTCTTACCTCCCGTCATTCTGTTGATCATATTTTCCCTTGCGGTATTGGAGCCGCATTCCTCCCTGGCATCCTTACGGATCTGCATCTCGGCTATCTTCTGGCGCTGCTGGTCGGTGGTCTTTCGATCAGTAAAAGACTGCTTCGCAATATCATAGGCCGCATCAATATAACTGTCGCTTTTGCCATCCAGATTGATCTTCGGATTGACAGCCTTAATAATGCGCTTTTTGCCCTCCTTCACGGAAAGATCCTCAATGCCGTCCAGATTCAGCTTATCGGCCATGCGGCAGACATCCAGGCGAGCCTTAAAAATCTTGTCTACGGAATCCATGTTTACCCCCTTGTCTTCCTTTGCAGGATTGCCGCTGCCTTCCTCAGAATCAGTATTCTCCACCTCTGTGGATTTTTCCGTCACTTCGACAGTTGGATCTTCCTCACCATCGTCACCGTTCATATCGCTTGTGGCCTGTAGCTTGTCGATCTCTGCCAGCAGGGTATCCAGATCCGCTTTCTGCTCTGCGATAATATCTTCGGGCGCCATGCCCTCACCTTCCGAATCCCTCCGATCAATATTCTCTCGGACCTGATCAACCGGACTCTTCTCCGCAGCCGTCTCCTCCGCAGGGAGTTCTTTCGTTTCTTCTCCGTCAGTTCCTTCCCCCGCCGCCTGGCTTGCTGCCTGCTGGGCCTTGAACAGTGCAATAGCAGCCTCCATCTCTTCCGGGGAAAGCCCTGCCCCCTCGTCAGCCCTGTAACCTTTTGCATTAGGTTTACCCATAATTACCTTGCCTCCTTTTAAGGTTTGTTCATCATCATCTTTCCCATCAATATTGAGCCGGGCTGTTTCCCCTGCCCTTGCCTCCGCAACCAGGGCAAGATGATTGATTTCAATGTTTTTCTGTATGCAATCATACTTCTCTCCCTCATACACTCCGGGAGTATCATCCGTATCAAGACTGTAGCCAAGTGACAGTTCCTTTAATCCGCAGTTTTTCAGGGCGTTGGTATCGTGAATAATTATCTCGCAGCGTACATTATCTCCGTCGCGATAGCCTTTACTCATAATGGTTCCAATCTGTTCCCTGCGGACATTCTCCTTATCAACCTCGCCGGCGTCATGCGTGATGATAATCGGCTTACCTTTGTAACTTTCCAATGATTTCTCGTCAAAGACATACTCCGGCAACCGGAGCTCCCTCCGGGTACTTCCATCATCATTCTTATACTCAAATATGCCACAGGTAGTCACAATCGGGTGATCTACAAAATAGCCTTCCTCCGTGTAATAAGTCCGATCTACAGAAATACTGTCAATTCGTTTGAGTTTCACTTCCTGCACCTCCTGTTTACTTTTACTTTTTCAATGCAACCACTTCCTTTCATACTGGCAAATCCAGCTCGTCTATATCAAATACCGGTATCGCACAACACCGGCATTGATAATCTTCCCCCGGATGGCAGGCGCGTCTTCTTTTACGGTCAACCAGGGGAGGTGTATCCCAACGGAATATCTTTCCTTCCAGCCGCGCATGGTTATCCCCCATAGGATCTATGACACCTTTTGCCATTTTATCCCCTTTTCTCACACGCTCATCCCTTGAAGTGAGCCATTTATATTGCTCAACACCTACATCACGTTGCTGGTATTGCGTTATTGCAGCATTTAACTTCGCCACCTGATCCCTTGCGATCAGACGCGCATGACGTTTGTCCATACCATACTGTTTCTGTACTGCTTTCACAATATCAGTGGTCGTCGCGCCTTTCATATAATTGTCATAGACGATCTCTTTCATCTTATCCAGAGACGTATGCGGTATGGTTTTGATCAAATCCACGTTGTCAGATACCCACTTTTTTAGCAGTTCCTCATATATGGCACCCGAGTAATAGTCATCAAGCAGGTTGATCCCGAGTGTCCTGCCAATAACCTTTTTCCATTCCTTTACAGACAGCTTCTCTTCAAGGTCTGCTATTTTATTCAGTCCGAGGTGCAGATTGAATAAACCAAATGCAGCTTTCAATTCCCTGCTGATTTTCCGAAAAAATTCATCAAGTTTCATAAAAACAGCTATTTGTCCCAGCCTTGTATGTTTTCTTTCCCGCTCGTTATCTTTCCTTGAATCATGGTTCATCCAGACTGTTCCCGAGTTGATGATCTGTTTCAACTCCGGAATGTATTTTAAGAGTATCTGTTTTTCAACTGCCATATAAGCATTAACCATTCTGAGATACTCACGCTCCACACTGTCTGGGTAATGCGGAATGTATTTAGCCTCGACAAGCGTCTTTCCATGGTTCTGCTTTTTTAAAGACTCACGTAATGCTTTTTTTCTAATATCGTCATCCAATGTCATACCTCTCTGCACATAAAAAACCCCGTGGAATCGCAATCAGCAGTCCCACAGGGCAAAATAAAAGAGCCTCACATACTCGCAAGGCTCTCTACTACAAACACTATTCAGTTAAGCTGCCTTCAGCTGGGAATATTTGATATCCACAATGGACGTTGCAAGCATACAACGTTCGCTCTCCTTCAGTTCCGTTCCCTGCTTTTCCTCCTCAACCTCTAAGTCATACAATTCCTCCGCTTCGATATCAAAACACTTTTCCCGGACACCCGTCCAGTCCGAAGCAGACATTTTTTCAATGTCCTCCCGGACAATACCCAGCTCTTTTTTCAAAAAATCCAGTTGACTGTCTGTAAGATTAAGTTTCATTTTACTCCTCCGTGCTGAGATCCACCGCAGAAATTAGTATTCCCGTATGTGACACAACCATTCGCCAATTATCTTTCTGTATACATTCCGTACCTGACTTATTTCCGGGATATGAAATACTGGCATTTGTCAGAACGTCTTTCACCACATCTACACTGGCTCCGCGCTCCTTCATCCGTTCGGCCGCATGAACAGATACTTTTTCCATCGTAATGCCATTGACCGTCTTAATGCCCTTTATGGCTTTACTATACTCCCTTACAGCCTTATAGTCAACTTCTTTCTCTGCATTACCAGAATTTTTTTCAGTTTTTTCTGTTTTGCCTTTTCCCGCACCCCCGAGAACTTTCGGGTTGCCGCTGATCTGTTCCCCGTTCTCATTCACTTCAATATGCTGTCCATTGACCGTTATCCAATTATCGGCATTATCCACATCCCAATTCAAACCACGGAGCTGATCCAGCAGTTCCCTGACAGACAGTTCAAATGGCAGAAACAGCTTCTTTTTGAGGATATCAGTCACCGCTTCAAACCTTGCATTCTCGATCTCGGTGTTGAATGCTATCGGCGTTCCATAAAACTCTGTGCATAAAAACACCTGGGAAGGGCAGTACCCCGCTGGCATCCCAGAGAGAATTGTCAGCGGGATCATTTCGGCAATATTTATACCAAATTCCTCCCTAGTTTCCCTGATCGCTGCCTCCTCCGGTGTTTCCCCTGGTTCAATATGTCCGCCAGGTCCACACACAAGACCATTGTCCTTCCGTTCCCCGACCAAGATTTTCCCGTCCTGAACCACTATCACGCCACAGCCAGTAGGAATAACTGAATCCATTTCCATGCTGTCCCGAGGCCGGTCCACATTCAGCTCCGCAGATAATGCGGTGTCCGATGTTTCAGTTGATTCCCCTGTACCTTGCCCAGTCACCGCGTTCCAGTCCTCTTCTTCGTCCAGAATGTCGTTGACAGTAAATTCCTCACTCCTGGCCAGCCTGTTTCTGACCTCGGATGGATCAAGAACCTGCATATCCACATATACCTGTGCGGTCTGCGCCTTGGTAAGTTCAGTAGCTGCCTTGGTCTGATCAACATTAGCCTGTTCTGTCTCGCTGAGGCTCCATAATGGCTTGAAATCCAGTTTGTATTTTGGTATCTCCTCATATTTGCCCTTATATTTTCCGGCTGTCAAAATAATATCTATCAGGGTTCCCATATTTCTCTTCAGATTCAGTTTCTGGATTTTACCCACAAAGGTATAATAATTCTCCATATCACTTTCCCCTGTAGAATTCTCCCCAGCGGGAGAGCGACCGAAAAGCTTTGTCTGTGGAATATTGGTCACAGCGGACAGCATATTGCAGGTGGAATCTATAATATCCTTTATCCCGGCAAAAGTGACCGATTTATAATCATAGTCCTCACCATTTGCATCTATGGCAACACTGTTAATGATGCCTTTTGCCATGTCAATGATATGCAGCCTTCTCAGAACAATGTCCTCTCCCTCATCTGTTTCCAGAAGATTCGCAAGGTTATTTATCTTGTAGATCGCCTGCACTGCCCTGTCAAGCAGCTTTACTCCATTTCCATGTGATGTCATCGTTTCCTGCACTGCTTTATGTATCCTGACATATTCAGGCATTCCAAAAAATCTGTACTCCGTTCTGGAACTAGACTGCGGCAATGTCCCATTCTTGAAAAGCAGGCACCGGCTCTCATGCACCTTAAACGTTTGCCCATATACCGAGGAGATTTCATAGAATTCCGGCAGCCCAAATTTAGACCATTTCCTGTTTTGAGGATTTTGATTGTATATACTGTTATAATCTGGCGTTATCAGTGACCTTTCAAACACTAGCAATTCATCAATCCCCCGGATATTATCCCAGTCAACAGCTTCTTCTAGCTCTTTCCCATCATCAATAATCATAACCATCAGAGCGCCACCGTACAGTCTCGACCATTTGATGGCAGTGGAGGCTTTTTCCTCAAAATCCAGTTCATCCAGGGATTCATTGATGAAATTTTCCAGATCAGCATCGTTCACACCATAAGAAAATCCACTGCTGACAGCATCATCCGCTGGTACATCTATAATTTTTGCGAACAGGCCGTTTTCCTCATAATTCAGGGTGAGCTCAATATCCGTAACTGGCTCATCACTTTCAAAGCGGTACTGCTCCGACACATCGTCCTGGGTACCATATTTATTCATCAGGTTTTTGTATCCGTCGGCTCTCTGCTCTTTACCCTGCCCTTCCTCTTTCTCCTGCATCCTCCCACCTCCTAACTGATTAAGCTGCTGATATTAAATACCTTTTTCTCATAACAGGCCAACGCGACCGCATCTGCCCTGTCTGGCGACGGGATTTCCCGTTTCTTCATTTCCTCCTTACTTTCCAGAACCATCTTGCCCCTGCTCGTCAGACGATATTTCCGGCAGGAGAATTGTGCCACCATTTCATTGTCATTTTCCAAACTGATTTCCTCCGCGATCAGCTTGTCTTTGACTGTTCCCCATAGATAGGTAGTCATATTATCATAGATGTCTCCGGCTTTCACCTTGCCCTTTCCATCCTCGACTGCATCATCAGGAACCTTCGCGGCTGCATTAACAGGAACAATCACCATGCGATCCAGCTTTTCCTCCCGCTGAACTTCTTCCAAGCGGTCAGTAACGCCACCGCCGAGACCGCAATCGTCAATATTGACATATATCTTGCCTCGGTATGCTGGATACTCCGAAATAACTTCCCGATAAAGCCACACGATCTTTCCGACCGTTGTCATAAGACTTTGCCCACGGAACATCACTGGCAACGTAATTCTTCCTCCAACATTCTTTGCTATCACCGTTTCATCCGAACCATAGCGGGCGACATCGACACCGAAGGAAATACGCTTAATTGGCGCATCTTCCGGCAAATCAAGCATGGTGCAATGCTCTATAATGGAAAGCATGATAAATACATCGTCTTCCTGTTCTGGGAACTCGCCATCGACACGCACCCGGACAACATTGCTTTTCTTCCCATACTTCCTGTCCAGAGAAGCGATATTCTCTTTATTGGTGCGTGGACTATTTCTGGAAGAAACCGTATGGCATTTATACTGAGATCGATCACCATTAAAAGCATCAAAAAAAGTGCCAGATGTCCTCGTGGGATTCCCGCACATCAATAGCTTATTATTTTCACCAGACAACGTACCGAGTACGGCCTCCATAATTACATCCGCAACGCCAGAAGCTTCATCCACTATAAAAAGCATATTGTCCTCGTGGAATCCCTGCATATTCTCTGGCTTTGTAGCAGTCCTAGCTACCGCAAACCAACGCTTTTCATAATTCCGCATATAAATGTATGTCTTTGTCCATTTTAGGATTTCTGACAGCAAAGAAGACTTACTCATCCATTTGCTGATTTCAGACCATAGCACATCGTGCAGCTGTTGTTTCGTTGGGGCCGTCGCCACGATCCTTGGAAATGGAAAGCAGCACAGAAACCACAGTAATGCCACAGCCTCCATTCCAGTCTTTCCAACACCCTGACCTGATTTGATGGCAACCTTTGGACTTACAGCAAGGTCATTCAGTGCCCCTGCCTGCCATTCGTCAGGATCAAACAGCAGAACCTCCCTCGCAAATACAACCGGCTCTTTCCTGTAAACAGGCACCCTCTTCTGAAAGAAACGTTTGCGGGCCACATTGTTATTCCTGTTCATCCACTCCATCCTTTCCGAGGACGGCCGAAATCCAATCATCAACTGCAGCACTTCCCGCTGTTTCCTGCTCTAGTTTTGCATTTTCCATCCTATACCTTGACAATGCCTCTATCGCCTTTGTCTTTGCCCTCTGCACTTTGGTTAATTCAGCCTCTAGGGCCATTATGCTGTTCATAACAGCTTCCGTGTGGGTAACACTGGTTTCTGTCACCTTCTTATATTTTCCGGCACCAACACTTTCCCCGTCAAAATCTGTCACATCCTCTACCTTTTTGGTCTTGGATACCGCTTTTACGGATAGCCCATGGTTCTCCGCTTCCAGATCTCGATAGTGCCTGATTCTCTGCATCAGGCGGCGCTCTCGTATGGAAAACATTTGCAGCTGCATAAGCAGGTGTTCTTCCTCTGAATCTCCCATACTTTCAATCATGCCCAGCTCTTCATCATCCAGGGTATCCCAGTATACCTTGGAATAGGCTCCATGTGTTTCTGCATTTTTATTTCTTTTAGGGGTAGATGGGGCATGGCCAACAGCATTCTTATTCCCTCTCGGCGCTCCTTTTGATTTCCGAGCGTTCGGTTTCTTTTTAACCGAGCGTTCGGTTTCTTTTTTTTTACTCTGCTCGCTTTTACTTTCATCCCATCTTTGGGTAGATTTCCACCTGCGAACAGTGCTGTCCGGTACACCGATTTTCTTAGCAATATCAACCAGTTTCATCCCATCCTGGTATAGCTTTTCGGCTTCAATACTGCCTGGGCTTCTTGCTCTTGCCATTCATCACCACCTCGCTATTTGTTTTGTTTTCGTAAAAACAGAGGGAGACAATACTCTCCCTCGTTGTTGTATCACACGAATACTGATTGGTTTAACATCAAATCTTCGTTATAAACTCCGCTTTCGAGAACCCCTGACTCGGCTTGATCATCATATTCAGAAAATCCTCTTTGGAAAACTCTGAAAGCCGGAAGATTTCCTCCGGCCTCATTCCCAGCTGCTTCCCAATCTCTTCCACAGATTTTCCCTCTGTCATCAGCTCCTTAACGATTGCTTTCATGGGACCCAGTAGGTGCGTACCTCTCGCCCGATTATGGGTAACAGTTCCATAGATATTCCCTGCCTTATCTTTATGCTCCACAATTACCACTGGCACTTTCCCGTCTAGCATGGAAACCAGAGGCTCTTCTCCGGCAACCGTCCATCTGTGGAATCCGTCAATAATCGTGAAATCCGGTCTTACCACAATCGGCAGTGTCCATCCATTGGCAAGTATAGACTGCTTCAGCAATTCTAGGTTCTGTTTTGATACTTTATTTGGGTTGTAGTCATTCGGTTTCACACTCCCCCTGTTTACCCACTGGAGCGTTGACAGAGGGCTGACTATCTTATTGTCCATTCGCTAACCCCTCCTTTTTCTTGGCTTCTGTGATGTATTTCCCGTAAATCCTCTGGTATAGCGCCCGGAATGTACGCAACTTCGGATCGCCTGATATAAGCCCTTCGTAAATCGCCTTGCAGTCCTTATTGTCTGCAATGGCAGAAACGCTCATAAAAAAATTACGGTACCGGTTCGCCACATACCGTTTGTTCTCCGTCTGAAAATTACCATCCATATCAGAAAATAACTCCAGAAGCGCCACTCTATAATCCTTTTCAGCACTTCCCTTTTCATTTTGCTTTCTGGCAGTGGTATTCCTCCCGAACATCTCACTGTCCCAATAGAGGGCTGCAAGATAAGCATTTGGTTCCCGTCGCACGATTTTTTCCATGAGATCGGGATAATACTCATTCATCTTCACAAGGCTCTTGGCTGTGTCGATGGAAAAAAATTGTGATACTCGCAACTGGTCCTTTTTTGTCCCCGACTGCCATAAAAACAGGTATATCTCTGGAATATCCACCTTTTCCCGCAGAAGATAGAGCCATACATCATTATTGGTCCAGTCGTAGATCGGGAATACCTGATGCTTATTCGTCATGGATTTTCCAGCTCTCAGCGTCACCGCAATATTTTGTAAACGTTGTACGGATTCGGCCGCTCTGATACCAGTTATGCAAATTCCATTAGTATATAGCCGTGGCAGGAAATCCTGATATGCATCTATGCGAGGGTGAAAAAGCGGATGATCCCGGATTGCAAATGATGGGGGATTCCTCACCCATACATCCTTTTTGTATCTGTCCCAGCAGATGAAAGTTTCATCGTTGGACAATTCGTTAAAACAGTTGTAGTGTTTCACCTCTAAGCAGAACCACTCAAACTTTGCCCCAACTAACATGAATTTTTTGCGCCATTCCCGCACCTTTTCTTCCATGCACGGAAAAATGGCTTCTTCATCAATGAATTGCACAATAAGCTGCGCTGGGTTGATCTCGCCAGTCTGTATCAGGTTCATTACCAGCTGCGACATACAAAGGCTGTCTTTTCCACCGCTAAAAGACATATAAACTGGTAGACCATTTCGGAAAACATTCCGAATCCTGATCTTTGCAGCTTCTACAACATCGATGCTGGCCGGACATCTTTTTATAGCCATATCTTTTTCCCGCATTTCGGGCAGACTACAAATTTTCTTATCTCGGTGGAATCTTCATTATCTGCCGCCGGCTCCTGCTGCACTACTGCGGCCGGAACCTGTTCTGACTGCTGCTCTCCCTGACTGGTCTGCATCTGCTGATCCCTTCTCTCTGCCGCTTCCTTAATGTTTCGGATCTCGTCTTCATCAAGTGTGCCATATTCAGAAAGCTTGCTTGTGATATCCTCGGCCTCTGACACCATCTGTTTCAGTATTTCTTCATCAAATCCGGGAATATCCAGATCGCCCTGCAGGTTCTCCAAAAAGCTGTTCAACGTCTCTAGGTTCTCAATCCCCAGGCTGAAAATCTTATTGTCGGCGATCATCAGCTTCTTTTTCTGATTTTCAGTGAGATTGTCATACTGGTACACGTCTGCTGTGTCCTTCCCCATCGCAACGAGGGTATCGTACAGGCCGTTCCCTGCCAGAATGATATTCTTTTCATCCACGACAATCGGCCTGATCTGCCCGAACATTTCCACGCTCCGGCGAAATTCTTTGATCTGCTGCTCTGTATGAATCCTGACATTCTTCTCAGGCTTTACCAGATCAGCCAATTTCATTTTTACCACTTTCATGTCCGCATCCTCCAAACTGATTTGGTAGGAGCGTCTGCAACGTATGATCTATATGCCATCTGCAAATAGCAAAATTGACAGCCATTGCGGACATTTGCCTGCAAGTGCTGTCAGGTGAAAACATTTTATTTCAGACTATCCAAAAAGTCTTTTGCGCTCTGGATATGTTCTGCTGCCTCCGTTACGATAGAGCCGTCTATCTCATAGATCTCTGCCCATGCATTTTCCATGCTGCCGGTCCACTGCCTTGCTGGCCATGGATGTGTGCCGCAGAGATACCCATTTTTCCAGTCATAGATCGGCGGCATCTCTAGATTGTGATAGTGGATGTATGCCAACATCTGCTCATGGGTCCAGTCGGAGAGCGGGCTATATCTCGTCACGCCCTGTCTGTTGGTATAGATATTGTCTCCCCTTCCCACATAGTTCCCATCTGCACGCCGGCGCCCCAATAGCATCATATCCAGCTGGTTCTCTTTGTAATATTTTGCCTGCCCTCTATGCTGGACGATCTGGAACCACACAGACGCATATTTGCTGTTCTGTGGGAAAAGCATCTGCGGATGGGCGGCCACCCATTTCATGTCTTGCCCTGTGTTTATTATGGACAATTCCGGCGGCTTATGGACGGCCACCCATTCTATAAACGCTTTGTACTCCAAATTGCAGATAACGAGCACACAGGGGGCTATCCCCGCCATACGGCAAATTTCCCCCAGGACCAGGGAATCCTTTCCGCCGCTCCAGGCATATGCGGCTTTTTTGCCTTTGGTTTTCTTTTTGATCTCCTTCACGGTTTTATCCACCAGCTGATCCAGCTCTTTCTGGCTCACTGCCTGCTCGATCTTTGCGAGCGCCTCAATCCATTCAGAATTTTTGATCCGCTGCTTTCTTCCAAGTATTTCACCCATGGTTCTCGCCCCGCTTTCTGGTCACGGCCAGAGCCACGGCTCCGGAGAGGATAACGGTCAGAAGGCTTCCTACGGTCTTGCAAATAGCGATCCCCTTTATATTTCCATACCCAAACACCGGCAGGCCGATCAACATAGCTGAGATGACTCCTGCCACTATACCCTGCGGCGCCAGCCTTACACCTTTAAGGGTAAGAACCGTTGGCAACAATGTGGAGGCTCTAAGCGTTCCGTACATCAGGAAAAGGTGCGTTACCGTCAGCCCCGGGATATTTGCTACCGCAATGCCGGCGGTCAACAGCAAGATCATGGAGAGCTTTGTTTTCCCCATTGTATTTTTTCGAAAAATATCTGTTGTGAGGGAAGATACTGCGCACAGGTTACTGTCAATTGTGGATAGCAGGCCGGAAATGATCATAAACAAAAACGGGATCACCGCCCAGTCCGAAAATAATGTGCTTATCAACTCAAAATTGACCACCCCGGTATCCACCGCGGCATATCCCATGCCGACGCCGATAAATCCGAGTATTCCCATTGACAGCGGCACAATGCCAAATAGCAGAGCTCCTACGAAAAATGCCCTGCCGATCCTGTCTTTTTTCACGCAGAAAGCCCTTTGCCAAAAGCACTGATCCCCAAACGGCCCGGATATAAGCCCGATTGTGGTCGGAAGCCCAAATCCGAGGAAAATCTCCAGTCCACTTGCCGAGAACAGGCGTCCGGCATCCCCTGTGGCCCCTCTTAAACCCGTAAGCAGCGTTTCCAGCCCTCCGCCATTCTTTACACCAAAAGCCACAAAACCTATGCTGGAGGCCAACATGAAGACCATCTGAATAGCATCTGTCAGTATCGAGGCCCTTATCCCAGAAAACTGGGAATAGGAGAACGCAATCGCCGCCATGATCGCCGTCATGGCGGTAAACGGAATCCCGGTAAGCACACTTAAAATCTTGCTGCCTGCCAGCAGCTGCACCCCGGTAGATAATACCGACAATGCGCCGAGCTGAATCAGGTAAATATTCTTCACGTAGCCGGACCGGTATTTTTCATGCATATATCCGGAAAGAGTAATCCCCTCCGGCATTTCATCCCTTATCCTTTTTGCAAAAGGGATGAACAGTATCAGGCAAAGCACATTCGGTACCAGGAACCAGAAGAGCCCTGCAAAGCCCTTTGTATATGCGATCTCGGTTGACGTGAACAGCGCCGGCGCCCATATCCATGTGGCGGATATGCTCAGCGCGGATATTCCCCATCCGATATTTCTATTCCCGACACAGAACCTTTCGACATTGCCCTCTCTTTTCGTCATAAGTACCGTTGCCCCAAACATTACCACCGCATAGGCCAACAGCACGATCAAAGTGTAATTCATGGTATTCCTCCTTATTTTCTTTTGGAGGAGCCCTCATGCCATCCTCTCCCTGCTCCATCTCCTTTCCCAGAAAAATTGCACGAAAAAGGAAGCCCAGTATCAACTAGACTTCCTCTAGACGTTTGATTTAGAATTTTACGAATACAATTTTCTCACATTTATATTGGATTGTCAATTGAGATTTTTTCGGACGGGGATATTTATTGTACGTTCAAACCATCCACCCCAAAAATTAAGGCAGTCAGTCTTTCGGTTGCCACTTTTAAATCAGAATAAACCGTATCTTTTGAAACATTCTGCTTTTCTGCTATTTCTTTTGCGGATAAGGTTTCTTGTGCCATATACATATCCCATACTACACTGTACCGGCGCAAATCGATCTCCCTATTGTTGGAACGCTCACAGTAGGAGTAATATAGTTCAAACATAGTTTTAATATGTGACACAATGATCGCCGTTCTGGTGGCACTGTTTTTTATGCTTTGGATGATTACTTCGTCACTATAAATGGACATCATTGATTCCAGGATATCCAGCGCCGATTCCTTCATCTGTGTCCGGCCAAAAACGGATCTTTCCGCATGTTCCTTTAACATATGGTAATTCCGCAGGAGAAGCCTTGTATTTCGGAGACGTTTATCTGCCCTGCTGCTACACTCTTTCTTACGCATCTGCTCAAATGTTTTGAGAGCCTCCCTCGCCCCGATCGCCGCTGCCTTCTCATATATTTCGTGCAGCTCCGTGGCTGAAAGATGAACAATTTTATCTGGTTCTGATTTTTGCTTATCTTTAAACCTTTGTTCATGAGCCGTTTTTTCTGAATGATTACGCAGAACCTCTTCTACAGCTTCAAGTGTCATTCCCATTTCTGAAGCAATCCTCTCGGTTTTCCATCCGGCGGACCTAAGTGCCGCCGCTTTTCCAGAATCAATATTTTTATTGTCTGTTTTCATGCAATCGCCCTCCTAAACTACTTCCAATTTGTGTCAGATTATGTTATAATCTGACTGTCTGATGGGAGGGTTGCGAAAGCGCTCTCCTTTTCCTATATCGCCCCGACAATCTGCAGGTAATCTTCCATTTTCATCTGCCCTGGAATCAGACAATATGTACTGTCATCTAATGATATATCACGTTGTTGGCGTTTTACCAACGCCTTGTTTCCAAACATCTTTCTGTAACACACTGGCCCATACCCAATTCTGCTACTTTGCGGATTTTTCAAAGAACGACCACATATTTTGCACTTCACAGGATACACCTCCTTTTCTGGCAAAACTTACTCAAAATCCTTATGTTGAAAATCAACCCTGACATATTTACTTTTATGTCCCCATCTTCTCGACCTTGCAATACTGTTGGTTATTGTTACAGGACTCACGCCTAGTAAATCTGCCAGTTCTTTTTTTGTATCTGCTACTGCCAGGGGCAACTCATACTTATCTCGTGTTACCATCATATAAATGTATTTCATTATTTGTCACTCTCCTTTAAATTCCAGCTAAAATTCTATTTTTTGTCCACAATGTCTACAATAGTGATCCGATCCCGTAACTGCCTCATCACAGCTTGGACACCAATATGAGGTCGCACCCTTGGCAAATTTTATGCGTCCGATCGTTATATCTTCTTTTTGTCTTTTCCTTACAACTTCTTTTGATATCTGCTTTTCTCGGACATCTCTACATTCATCAAGCTGTTTTTTAATGTTTTCATAGGCAGGTATCAAAAACTGAACGCACTTAGCAAAATCCTGCTTTGGACCTTCACACCATCCGCTGTAACTCGGACACTCATTTTTATACCTACAGCTCATTGGCTCTCCTTTCTTAAATTCCAGTTTAGTTGAGCAGATCAAGCGGACACTTCCCGCCATTCCTGATCAGATCACACAAGTTTTCATCATCTGCAGTATCACGATATTTGCAATAATTATTGCAGATATCTTCGCTCACCTGCTGCACGATCTGGGCTACTGATTTTACAACCTGTCCTATTGATTCTTTCTGTTCCAGCGCTGCAATCGCCAGTTCAATCTCTTCTGGACGTTCCGTTCCGCTTTTTGCCCTATAACATTTTAATTCATCAATCGCATTTTGTTTCGTCATTATCTTTCACCTCCAAATCCTGATTTTTTCGTCTTGTCCATGTTATCGCGTTTCCTCTTCACAATCTCAATAGCCACATTAAGTCCTCGACTTATCGCCCGCTCTTCCGCCGCACTAATGATAAACTCCGCTGCTTCAAATTCCTGCCCGACTATAGTATGTGCAATCGCACTATCTTTCAGATCCTCCACAACCTTATCCACGTCGTAAGCAGTCGGTTGTTCATCAATTGCCCGTTCCAAATTTGGTGTCACATCAATCAGGACATTATTCCTCAAAGACTGCATCAACGCACTTCTACTAATCAAATCATCACTCATCTCTGCCTCCAAATCCTTATATTTCTTCCAACCATTCCTCATATTGTTTTATTTCATAGATCAAAATATCCAAAACAGGAATGATGCTTTTTAATATATATCGCCTTTAATCAAATGATAGTCAAAAAGTGCTTTTTCGATAATATCTGTACAGTCCCCTATCTGATCATGGGGACTGATGTTGTTAGATAATTTTAAAAGTCCTGCATTAAGTAGTTGCATAGCAATATCTTTAAAAAGTGCCCGTCTATAATCATAATTCATAATCAATACCTCTCTCCTTTTTATCCTTATTTAATGCCGCCGGATTTTACAATATCAATAGCAACCTTAAAAGCAGCTCTCAATGTAACAAGTGCGCTTTCCTTGATACCATTTTCTAATTGCCCCACAACCTTATCCACGTCATAGGCGGTAGGTTCATCCTTTACTGCCATCTGATAAAATTTCAGATATTCCCTTGCCGTTCCCTGTATGCCATTTTCCATGTTTACAAGCAGAGATTCTGCATCAACCAATCTCATTCTGTATCACCTCTGAATCCTTATTTTATTAACAAATACCACCAAATAATTCCAAAATCTGTTCTATTTATAACCGCCTCCCATTAAAATATTTTACAGCTTGTCTCCCTATCCACTCCCCCATTGGGACAGCAACTGCATTACCTATCTGTCTATAAGCATCTCTATCTGTTCCTGAAAACTCAAACCAATCAGGAAACCCCTGTAATCTTCCATATTCTCTAACTGTATATGGTCTCACTCTTTTCCCATCTTTTACAAGTCTTGTCCCAATATCTTTTGCATAATGTGCAACACATGTAGGGGCGTTATCATCAGTATTTGGATCTGAAATAATTGGTTTATCTCTGTATTTGCCATTGATTCTGTTTAAAACGTACTGAGGTATATCTATATCTGCATCTTTTTCTACAATATCTCTAAGACGAATTTTTTTAGAATCTGGATATTCAAAATTATTAAACGGTTTCTTGGTTCCAATTACAATTAACCGTTTGCGTTCTTGAGGAAGCCATACGTTAGCATTTACAGGACATTCAACTCTAACATAATACTCTGGTAACTTTGTTAATGCTTCCATCACAACAGGGAATACCCTCATTCCAGGAACATTCTCCACTATGTACATTTCCGGTTTTGCTAATGCAATATGCCGGAAAAAATGTAAGAATAAATCATCACCAGTTCTTGTTTTACTAATATCCGCTGCTGTTGAATATCTTGTACATGGGAATGTGCCAACATAAATGTCCGCTTCTGGCTGATCTAAAACAGTAATTGTTGTAATATCCGTCTGATTAACTTTGTGATTAAAATTTCTCTTTAAAGTATTGCAACATTTTTCGTCAATCTCAAAAGATTCGATTACATCTATACCTGCCTGAATCAAACCTAAATCCATGCCACCAGCACCACTAAAATAACTTTTTGCTATAATTCTTATTTTTCATCACCCTCCTTACAAATACAGTCCACGTGAGACTTCCTCCGCATAATCCGCTAAGTAAAAGAGAGTATCCGCCCAGCAGCCTTCATCTTGATCGAATCTGTAATAACAAATCTCTCCATCACTAACAAAAGGGGCTGTGTATGTGTAATAGCAGGGGGCATTTGAGTAATATGTCATTACATCGACATTTCCCAGCATGGGACACTGTATTTTCCCCCATTCTTTTCCGTTTTCCCATTTTAACCAATGGACTGCATTCTCTTCCATTCCACACCTCCAAATCTTTATTTAACTGACCTATATCAGTTTTCCTGTGTATCTTCGATTTTACTTCCTGCATACGGGCAGTTGTTTAACATATTCCATAAATTGGTCAGATTGGTATTTATAAGCCCTTCAGGCCATTCCTTGGTCAGATAAAATACACTGTTCTTTGTAGATTTGATTATCCTTCGCAACTCGTTTAATTCTTCGCTTTCCTTTGGAGACACCAATTGGGATCTCAAATACTTCTCGATCTCATTTATCTGGTCTTCGAGACGAGACATTTTATTAAAATACCTGTCCCAACCACTGTCAGCATAATCATACTGTGCTTCGTGATATTCAGCCCGAAGTTTTTCCAGAGCATTATTGAGTGTCTTTTGCTTATACTGCTCCACTTTTTCAATATATTTGTTCATCGTTCAACCTCCGTCAGATCCTTATTTAATCTAAATTTTCTCTTCCACGTGTTGGAAATAGACACCGCCCCTGCAGGACTTCCATTCGCCGCTCTTGTCTGCAATCTTGACAAATTTTCCGATTTTAAGCCCCTTTACTGTTACGCCATCCGCTACATAGTAACCCTGAAAATATCCGCCCTTGTCAATGCGCGTTATAACGACCTCGCCGTGGTAGCCGTTATCTGTTACAACATCCCCAGCAACTATCCGATTTTCCTTAATATGTCTATCAATTAAAGCGGCTTTAATAATTTTCAGATCTTCCTCCGAAAATATAGGATTATATGTACTAGTTGGTTTTTCAAGATAATTATTTATCTGTTTTATTAACTGTGCTTCTCTCCTCATTGTGTCCCTCCAAATCCTTATATTCTTTCAATTTACCTATAATTTTTCTCAATATGGAAGAATTGAACCTTGTAGTTTCATAAGTATATTTTGTCCTACCTTTCAATTCTGCCACTTCTCGGCACTTCTCGGCGTAAAGGTTATCCATCTCAACTATCTGTTCTGAAGAAAGCCCTGTATCTTCATAGGCTTTTAACGCCTCCCTCAAATCAGCCATGGCACATAAATTGCGGTAAAATAACGCAATGAGACCTTCTGTGCTGTCCATGCCATCCTGCAGATAATCGACCATCCAATCATCAAAATCCTCGTCAGAGGTAAACGCATCATCACCATCGGCATGATCCTTGAGAAGCCTCCTGGCCAACAACCTTGCGTCCTCGTCCAGACTGTAATCCCGGTATCTTACTTTGCCGTCCTTTATGTAACATGAGTTATACGCCAGCTCAAACATTCTCATCTCTGCAACCGGCTTATCTGATGTCAATCGCTTCATAATACACCTCCATAATCATCAAAATTCATTTGCCTTCCCGGCGGATCATAATTTATCCAGAGAACTTCTCTTTTCTTTGAACAAACCTGTGAATACGCAGTTGTTTCATAACGGTTCCAGCCGGCAAGCATATTGTCATATAACTCTGTTTTATATCCACTGATAACAACTGGACCTTTGTGCATCAGTAACAGTGCAAGCAGTTCCTCATGGTCTCTGTCATCCATTTCATGCCGATACTGTTTCCCATGTCGGGTATCCAGCATATACGGTGGATCGCAGTACATCAGCACATTCTCAAAATTAAACCTCGGTATGAGCTCCACTGCCGGACGATTGTCTATCTGCACTCCCCGAAGCCTTTCAGCTGCCTGCATAATCTTTTCCGGCAGATTACACCATTCCTGCGATGCATACGACCTTTCCCGCCCCTGCACATCATTTTTCCACCCAACCTTTTCTCCGTTTGTCCTGAATCCATGCCCCATATTTAGCCGGATATAAAAATTCAGCGCCCTTTCAAATTGATCCTCCGGTTTTTCCCTAAATGCTCTTTCGTACACATCACGGGCATACGGTGTCAGATAAATGCTTCTTGCCAGTCTTTCTGGATCGGATCGAATGCACTCGAACAGGTTTACGATATTCCCATCTAAATCATTTACAGTTTCAATATGCGAACGCGGCTTATTAAAAAGCACAGCTCCCGTTCCGAAGAATGGCTCCACATAACTATGGTGTTCCGGAAAGAAACTGATAATCCAATCTGCAAGCGACCACTTACTCCCCGGATACTTTGCTATTGCTTTCATCCTTGTCCTGCACCTCCTTCCTGGATTCTTTCCTTCTGGGACCTCCTCTCTTTACCATAAGTGTCATAGCCTCTTCTCCAATATCGCTATCCCGTTCCTCTTTTTCCTGTTTCTTCCGGCATTTCTCAACAGCTGCTTCATAATCATATTCAATCTGTTCCGCAAGCTGATCCGCCATTGCAACGAATTTATTGCGGTAATAGGCTTTCCACTGAATATCCTCCCTGATCCCATCCAACATTTTTACATAATCATGAAGCATACAGATGATCAGTACAATATCACCATAAGAACAGCTCACGACATAATCGCATAATAATTTCAGATTGATAGCCTTCTCAATCATTACCTGCTTCATCTCATCTTTAGTCATTCCTTCCTCGACTTCCCGCATGAATTGGAACAGGAACCAAAAATGTTCTGAATCCATACCCTAAATATCCTTTCCAACAAATTCATATATACGTTTTTGTTAGCTGCAAAGTTGCCTCAGCTGCTCCTTTCAAGGCGGCGGAGTCTGCCGCCCAGCATGTATTCTGTGTAATATATCCTCAATCAAAAGGAATGCCCCCTATTTATTCAGGGTAACCGGCAATACCATTGCCTTGAAATCACTGTCTTCTGCCTCAATAATCATGGGCATCTTGGCGCTTTCCAAATTGATCGCAACATTGTCACAGTCGAAAGCTTTCAGTGTTTCGATCACGAGCCGCGCATCAAATCCGATCGTCAGTTCCTTCGACATCTCCTCCTGCAGGCCGATGGTTTCCTGATAATCCGCAGTCGTATCCTTAATGACAATGTTCAGCTCACTGCCTTTCATTGTGAATCTCGCTGGGCTTCTCTCATCGGTACACATCTTCGCCCGAACCATCGCATCCAACAGCTCTGACTTTACCACTACTGTATGCATAGGCAAATCCTTGAACATTCCGGCATATTTGAAATACTTCCCGTCAACAATCCGCGTATGTATCTCATATTCATCAGTGACAAAAGTGGCTCCGTTCTTATTGTACCTGATTGAGACCTCGCCTATAATCCCGATGGCGAGAAGCCGGTCAACGGTTCCTTTTGGTATGAGCAGCTCAAACGCTCCATCGAAGTCCACCTTATCCCACGCAAGTACATGACCGTCCAACCCGACAAAATTCAGTATACCATCAGATGCCTGCAGACAGAGCGCATTCAAAGTCGGATTACTTCCATTCTCCAGTATTGCATAGGATACACGTCGTATGGATCTAAGAAACGATTCCGCCTTGATGGTAAACTCTCTGCCGCCATCTCCCCCAATATTCGGCACCGGAAACACCGACGGGTCCATCGTCTGATACTTGTTCCTGATTTTATCTGCCTTAATCATGATACTGAAATACCCCCCCTTATTCTCTGGTACAATTTCCACCTCCCCGTCCGGAAGATTATTGATAAGGTCAAATGCTTTTGCTGGTATAATGAAAGACTCCCCGTCTGCGCCCTCTACCTTCGCCTTTATTGCCAGTTCCATGTTGTTGGCAATTAAATACCCGTCTGATACTAAAATGCCCTGTAAGACCGGTCTGGTCATAGCGGTTTTCTTTGGCACAACCTGCTTTAATTTATTGATTTTCTGGGACAGTTCCTCTTTTTCAATTGTCATTTCTTAACTCCACTCCTTCCAAAAATAATATTGTGCAGTTCCTATCAGGTACCTTGTACTGCTCCAGATCTGCGCCAGCAGCCATATACTTATGTCCAAACAGTTCTTTCATCCGTTTCCAAATATTCCACGGAACCCTGTAGAAATCTTTCATCCCTATGGAAACAACAACATAACATTTCGCTCCCATAGCCTCATACCTATCAAAAGTTTCCCACTGCGTTTCCGTTATGACATTTTGCTGAATTCTGTTCTTTTCTGTATGCTTTGCATCAAAGATAATGCAACTCCCATCACACAATGCCCCTTTGAAATCAGGCTGTGCCTGTTTCGTGAAGCAGGCAAGAAACCTGCCATACCTGTCCGCTTTCCCAAGCGGTTTCATTGGTTCCGGCGTCTTCTCTATAACTGCATATCCCTCACGCTGGTAAAATTCACACGCAGCGGAAATCCAATTCTCAAATGTCTCACCCGATGCCCGGCTTCTTGCCCCGGAGATTTGCCTTTGTGGATCAGCCACCGCGCACCTCCAATCTGCATTCCAAAACCGCCCTGATGTCCTCCAGTTTTACTGCTTTCTCGTGTGTTTTGTTTTCGTCCTCTGTCCTCCTGCAGCTTCTTTTTTTCGCCATATATGCCATCCTTTCTTTCCTGTGTCTATCCCGGTTTACATTTTTGGAACATCTATCCCCAGTTCCATGCAAAATCCCACGAAGCAGTCTTTGCACATGAATACAAATTGCTTCGGTTGTTCGCCTCTCTTCGACCGCGCCAGGAGCGCTATCATATCGCTCTTCTTCAAATAAACCTTGCACTTGGAACACTTAGCGTAAAGTCTGTTCTGCATTTTCTCGCTGACCGTCCTGCGCTGCAGTGCCTTCGGGAAATCCCTGCGCATATTTTTTTCACTTACAACCGAGGTGAGACTATCTTTCATAAACACCGGTACACTATATGCCTCATCAACGCTTACTACTATTTTCTTTATCCACTCCATCTCTGGAACAACTTTATCTTTTCCGTGTCCAGTCTGTGCTCCTACGATTATCCAATCCACCTGGAGAACTGCGTCCTCCCATATTTTGCATGCAGTTATATCCTCTAAGATAGGCTCTATGCTAAAAAACGTATGAAAACTATCCGGCAGATCTGTAAATACTCTGGTGGCTCTTTCCAGCTGCGCACCCTGCGTCACGGTCGCTCCATAAAACATGTTATCCGCTTCCGGAAGTTTCCCCGCTTCATGCAGTTCAGAATACCTTTCCGGGTTCTTTGTCAGGAACATATAATTGTGCTTTGGCCGTTTCATGCATGCCCCGAGAATATCCGTTATCCACATTTCCGGCACCCATTTCCCAAACACGTCCGCCATCGCTCCCACAAAAATGTTGTTTCCCATTTTCAGCTTATCGAGCGTATCCATACGGTACCTGTGATATGTGGGCTCGAATCCAAACGGATACCCCAGAAGGTTCCCGGTTTCATTTTTCATAGGCTTCTCCAGACAGTAGACCTCTGCTGATCCGTCCGCTGAATCCACCAGCTGATAATCTGCCTTAGCCATTTTATTCATCCTTACATCACCGGCAAACCTGGCCGCCATTGCCCTTGCATAGCAGTAAGAGCATTCATGCCGACAGCCTGTAATGGGATTCCATGTATGGTCGCACCATTCAATTTTAGACCGATTCATAAGATTCACCCCTTTTTAATCCCACTTCGATGTCTTCCTTCCATATGATTTCTGCAAAACTGACTTTCTGTCCGCATTGGTCACAGTATTTCGGCTGATAATTTGGTCCTGCATTTAAAACATGGTTACATCTTGGACAATATTGGTTCTCATGCTCTGTTTTAACAAACCCGTATTTTAAATAAGTGACTTGCCTTACTATTGGCCTTTTTGCCCTTCTTTTTTTATTCATCCGCAGCTTCCTCCCAAAATTCCACGAAATACATTGTCTGCCCTTTCCCACCAGGCCGTTCCTTGCCAATTCTGGCTGCATATCCTGCCTTAATCAGCAGACAGCAGAGCGTGTTTCTATCTTCATCATTAAGTTTCTGGAGTAAATTCCTAATTCTATGTTTTTCCATAAGTCCTCCTATCCGTTTGCTACCATCAAATCCGCTTCAAGGACATCAACAAGCAGTTTTCCCGCCAACGCTCCATGCCACACCTTTGTCTGGTTCTTCCGAAGCTCCTGGAACTCTTTTTCCCTCAACTCCGCAGACTGTGCTGCGAGCTCCTCATCCGCCTTATTAAGACGCTTTTTAACCTCCTGCTGCCACTTGCGGATAAATGACACTGCCTCCTGGAAATCTTTGTCCTGCCGGTCTCCTGTGGTCCGCTTCTGCCTTGTTGTTCCATCAGGCTCAATTTCCAATGTATAATATGGTTTTTCAATATCCTCTGCTTTGCGAAGGAAAACAATAAAGGACTCTCTACGCTGGATTCGGTCAAAATAAATATCGCTTTTGTCGAGACAATGACCAAGTTTCCTGCCCTCGTATATAATTTCTTCAATTTTTCCCGGTACAACCACAGCATATTGTTCATCCATATACTCATATTTATCCTTGATAGACTGAAGGATTTCATCCACATCTGGATACTTTTGTATAATCTCAGCGGCACGCTTTGCCACATCGGCACCGCCGCATAGTTTTACCAAATCATCATGAGCCCGCTTCACATCCTTCGGCTTAAATATAAGTTCCTGCTGAACGTCCATTTTCATCCGCAATGCCATTGACAGATAATCTCTCCAAAAAATCAGCACATCTTCAATTTTTGATTTCCTCAGCTTGCATTGCCGGATTATGTAATTCATTATTTTTCTCTCTGACATTTTGTCTGAAATAAATGCAATATCATAAGGATCAATTTTTTCTCTCTCGAAATACTTTATGGTTTCATCATCCACGGATTTTCCAGTTTTTCCTTCATAACGCATCCAGCGCAGGGCTCTGCACCCGCCATTGATATCCCGGAGTCGGTTCATCTGTTTCTTTGTTATCCCCAGCTGTTCCCATGGTTTTCCACATCCTGTAAATTCATATCTGGTAATTTCAAGTGCCATTCGCAGCAATCCGGTCTTAACCATCATTTCCATTTTCTGTGGCATCTGATTGAACTTTTCCAAATAGTCTATTGGTGTAAAACCTTTTTCATTTCTAATCAGCTCCATTGCACAATATTGATATCTTGTACTCTCAAACATTTTTTTGTTAATTGTCCTTGGATAGACTGGGCCAGGACAAAGGATTATGTTTGACATTCCGGATAGGTTCTTATCATCCCAAAACTCCTCTCCGGTATATGGATTGTATTTATTGAAATATGTGCGCCTTTTTACCTTTAATCCATTTGTCGGATCTCCATTCAAGCCTAGGTTGTACTTACCGGCCGGATAGAATATACGTCCTATTTCTGTCAGCCTAGTTTTTTCTCCTGAAAATTCCACCCATCGTGTTGCATAGAAATGTCTTTCACAAAATTCCTCACCAATCTTTTGAAATAATAGAACTTCTTTCCTGAATTGGTAACTAAATTGATAACTAATGGGATTGCTTTTTTTGTAATCCACTCGCTTGACTGTGCATTTTGTACCGCAGGACAGGCAAATTACAGTCTGCCCAGGCCATATTTTTCCTTTATCATATTCACACTCACTCTGACAAGCGGAACAGGTTGCCTTTGTGATTTTCTTTTTTTGGAATGGCAGCATATACATTATATGTTCTTCCACAAAGGTCATCGCCCAATTTTTAAATCCTTCGGTCGGTTCTGACACTGTAGCCATTTTCTTTTCAAGTCGTTCATGTCGTCGAATCTCTGCCTGCTTTTGTTTGTCATAACAAATTTCACGCTGCAGATGATCAATATCACAATTCCAATCCGTATGAAACCTATCATCTGCACCGTACACATACTGATGAATGGTATCCGCTGTTTCCCTGTCCGCCAGTGTATTCCAGTTGCGATACATATTGTAGGGAAGATAGAATCCGTTGCCACACCGGAAATCTTCATATTGCCTCCTTCCCCATCTTGGAACGTTTGTGCAAGGGCTTTCTTCCGGTATATAGTTTTCAAAATCGTTGTGCGATAGCGCAATCCTGACTACAGGCTTATCCAGGGCAAAATCAATAATGAGTACATCTTCACCGTCAATGTTATGCACTTTGGCAACGACAAACATCTTTTCTTTTTCTCCCATGGATTGCCATGGGATTTTCTCAATCAGTTTCCTCTTCAAGATATCGCCTCCTCTCCGTTTACCAGATAAGCAACGTCCGGCAGATATCTTTCCCCATCCACCTTATAAACTGTCATTGCCACGATTTCCTTACTGTCTGCCGCCTCCTGCGCCATGCCAACGATAGTTCCAACTGGTGCAATACACCTAGGATTCTTTCCCCTCACTATCCAAAAACCATCCTGTACCTTACCACAGGCACTTTCGCTTTTCACTATGCGGTTTATTTCCAGATATGGATGATCAGACATATAAATCAGAGCATGGGCAACAAATTCCTCCATTGTCAGCTTTTTAACTAATTTAATTCTGGTGCAAGCGATCTTCGTATCACGTCCATCCTCATGTATATCCCCATCAGCATTGACAACATAATATACAGATTTACTGAAATCCCGGTAATATGACAGGCAGTCCAGTGGATTGTAGCAGCAATGAAAACCATTCCTCACACAGTTTGCTTCTGGTTCCTCCATCCATTCGAACTCTCTGTATTGGAATTTTCCACGCCCCATCGTACATGTCAGGTCTTTATTAAATCCCTTATATGCCTTAATCATGTCACCCTCCTTATACACTAAGCACATCAAACATGGAAATTTGTCCATCCACAAATTTGTCCTGTTTTTTCGGAGAACCTGCCGTTTTCGTGCCCTCTTTCTTTTCAGCAGGTTTTTTCTCCTGTCTTGTTAAAGCAGTTTCTTTCAGAGCCGCCTTTTTCTTTTCAACAGGTTTCTTTTTGTCAGCAGATTTCCTGCAAACTGTAGCCGCCTTTTTCTCCTTTTCGGCCTCTGCCTTATCATCTTTGTCATAATATTCCTTAATCCATTCAAGAAGCATGTCACTCCTCACTGGTGTCACGATTGGAATATTGTTGTATCTAGCAGCAGCCTTCTCCTGGTCGGACGGTGCCCTAAGCCCCATAGCCTTGTCCGCACAATATTTCATGCAGCGTTTCATGCTCTTATGATTGAGCAAAACTTTTTTCTCAAACTCCAGATCCTGCTTAGTCCAGCTGATTATCTCCTTAAATAGCAAATCCATCTGTGCCCGCATTATATTTTTGAATTCTGGCTTTATAGATGCAATCATTTCATCTTCTTCTGCAATGAGTTTTTCTTCACCACTGCTATAGGACTTCACTGTTTCTGTCTTATCAGCTGATGGGCACTCTTTTTCTTCTCCTGTCTCATCTGTTTTCGTGCTGTCATTCATCAGCTGCTCATATTCCTTTTTAAGCCTCTCATTTGTCACATCAAAGAGAGTATCCCCGGCAGCGTCATAAAAGGCTGTTACTTCCGGGCGCTTCAATGTCTTGTATGTCTCGCCCATCACGACAATATCGAGACTATTATCCACCGCATTATACCCACTTCTCAGATACTCCTCCACAACCTGATTCCAGATTGCTCCATAGGCATTCTCTGCTGCATTTTCGGCCGTGAAGTGTTTAACCTCCTTTTTACTTTCTTCCGAAAGATTCCCTTTAAATCCTTCAATTCCCATATTGCGCCTCCCTTTCTTCTAAATCGAAAAACATATAAAAGTGCTCTTTTTCCACTGTTTTTTCGGTGGTTACGGTTCCACCAAATAATCCCTGCATCAGTTCTTTCGTCCGGCGCATTTCCCAGATATCGTGCATGAAGAACGGCGTGATCCATAATTCCTGTCCTTCTGCTTCCCGTGGGAAAAGCACATAACCTGCCGACGGATTTGTTAAGCTGTTCCCGATAATGACATATCCCGGACAGCCCATAAGTGAAAGCTGGATATATGCCATCATTGCCACTACTGGATCTATGTCCTGTCCGACGAATACTGCATTGGTCTGGTAATTGATCCCTGCCCTTCTCATTGCATTAGCAGAAGCTATAAGCATTGCCCCGGCACCAACGCACGGATCACAGACAGATATGTATCCTTTCCTTTCAATCTCGGTGTATACCCCTTCGCCAAAATTTATTTCTGCCATCATCCGGCAGACATTGTATGGCGTGAAAAACTGTCCTTTCCAGTGGTTTCCCATGTTCAGGTTCATATACATTTTTCCCAGGAAATCCTGATCCGGGTTCTGTTCCAATGCCATTGTGATTATACAGAGCATCTGTGCAGGAACCTCCACGCCCCCAAGGTTTTTGATGGACTGTTTGTACTGTTCCTCCCGGCTTTTAAACCTGTTTGGTGTCCGGTCAACAACATTGCTGATGCTGCACGCCATAGCAGTCATAAGATCCTCCCACACTTGCCATGCACTACGCGAATAAGCAAGCCGCTCAAAGAGCTTGACAAATTCCTTTTCACTTTCCTGCAACTGGCCGGTATGCATTATTTTAGCCATCTGAACTCCTCCTGCCCTGGTCATTCTGAACTACTGCCATTTGCCAAAAATTTTCGCTCTATGTCTGATATATCGTAATCATTTTTCTGAAACTGGTTAAATCCGTTTGATGCCGCACGGAAATTCTTTCCGCCCCTGTCCTGTGCCCTTGACAGCCATCCGTTAACAAAACGTGTGATTCCCCGTCTTGTTTTTCTGTTTGCCGGATTGGATATACACCATGCACGCATTTCACTGAACTGCTCCCTGACATCCACTTTGGGATAAAGCCTTACATATTCTTCGAATAATGGCACAGATGGCCTCCACTCTGATCCATCATTCAATACAATAGCTTCAACAGCAGCTTCCGGTTCCTGGATATTTTTGCAGCGTACCTCGTTGGACTGTGGCCCTGCACCTGCTTTCAGGGAAGGTCTTACGTGTCCTGCGACTGATGTGTCTGTCATATCTACATCCAGTCCGAAGCCCTGTCTGTCAGGGCTCTGGACAGAAATAATATTATTCTCTATTCTCTTATCTCTGTTCTCTATTCTCTTATCTCTATTCTCTGGTAAACATTTGTCGGACATTTGACCGTCATTTGTCGTGACATTTGTCACAACATTTGTCACATTGTCTGAATCCAAAAGTAATAACTTTTCAGTTTCTATTGCATTCCGGTATGCGCGCCGGCGGTCTGCTTCACTGGAACTCTGCCCTATGAAATTCTGGATGTCCATCATGTAAATTGCTCCATTATCCAAAATTTCTATAAATCCCATCTGTTCAAAAATCTTCATCGCCTTTTCGACAGTTCCCTGTTGATGTTTAGTGACAGTCGCTATCATGTTTGATGTATAGGGGATAATTCCCCTGTACATCAGGCGTCCTTCCTGCCGCAGACTCTGCAGGTAGAGCTTTAGCAAGATATCACTATAAATATAGCCATCCGGCATCCCCTGCAACAGCTTCATGTCTTCGGAATCGAAGAAATCCTCTTTCAGTTTCAGGTAATAATATTTCTTGTTATCTGCCATCACCGATCCCCCTAATAAACCACCTTACTACCATGCTCTGTCTTAACAACGTCCAAATTCTGAGGAAATCTGGCTTTCATAGTCGGATCATGCGTAATTGCCATAATCTTGATTCCGGCATACCGCCTCTGGATGGTTTCAAGGGCATCACAGTAGGCCTGTATCCCATCCGCATCAAGAAAAGGCGGCTCGTCTATGAAAAGCATTCCAAGCTGGATTCCCGCCGATGATGATTTGATTTCAGCAAGTGCAAGTATTGCGGACAGGGAGGCTTTGACCTTTTCCCCGCCGGACTTTGACAGATAGGGCAGTGCCGATTTTCCGTACTCCTCGATGAAGATATCCAGTGTTACTACCTCTTTCTTAGAATTACTTTTCATAACTTTTTCCGTCCTAAAGTCGATACCCATTTTCCCACCAGTCATCTGTCCGAGAATCGTGTTTGCTGTCGCCGTCAGCCTCGGAACAATCGTTCGTATAATCTGGTGCGGAATGCCGTCCTGGCTAAATGCCGCCTTTAACGTATCGTAATCAGCGGTTTCTTTCGCCGCATCGCGCTCCCTGTCCTGCAAAACGGATATTTCCGCTTTCAGCTTTGCGATCTGCTCCATTTTCTGTAACAGGGCACCGATACTCATCTGGAGAACCTTTATCTCCCCCTCAATGGTTTCAAGCTGCGCATTCAGCCTGTCCACTTCTGCCCGCTTCCCTGCAAGGCCGGTTGCCTTCAAAATCTCCTGCGAAAGTTCCGCCTGCTTCTCTGACAGTTCCTTTTCCTGCTCCGCAATCTGCAGATCCAATTCATTAAATCTCTGTGTTGCGTTAGAATACCTTTCGAGGATAACCGGTATCTGTTTTTCCTGTTCAATCCATGGAGTCAGCGTTTCCATTTCCCTTGTCACACCTGCATTTTCATCAAATGCGCCTCGGTACATGTCCAATGCCGCATTTGCCGTCTCTGCCTCTGTATTCGCCTCTGCGAGCCTTTTTTCAATGTCCGATATATTCGACTGCACATTTTCAATCGAGGCTTTAATCAGGGCGATTTCGCCGGATTTCTTCTTTACCTGCTCTGCCCTCGCCACATAAGGGAACAGCTCCACACAAAGCCTTTCCGCATCCGCTTTCTTTTCCGGCTCATATCCAATAGCATCACGCTCCGCGACCGCCCGATCCACTACTACTTTTTTCTCCGCCAGATCAGCTTCAAGAACATTCCTTCTGGCTTCGTATTTTTCCTCTTCCCTCTGCAGTTCGTCTCTGGAAGCCTTTGCTTTCTCCAGAAATTTACAATTTGCTTTCCCAATATCAATGCATCCGCAGTTGTCAGACAGAATGGCAATGTCTTTTCCCAGAAAGCTTCTTGTCGAACCGATCATATTATCCAGAGCCTCGATTGCCTTCTCGGCACCTGTCTGCGCCGCTTTCGCTTCCTGTACTTTCCTTTCCGCTTCCTGATACTTCAAAGCGGTTGTCTGCAGATTATCCAGAACTTCTTTGCCTGCCTTATATTCATCAGCCTTATGAAGTGTCTCATCATCACCAGAGCTGTTCTCATATACTGCAAGCCTGTTTTGATCTGTCTGGAGCTTCATCTTTGTTGTGGAAAGCTCCGAGTTAAGCGCTGATATCCTTGTGTTTGCCCTCTCTACCTCCATCTGCTTTGTCCCGAATAGGGCCGTAGCCTCGATCAGCTCCTTCTTTCTTTCTTCCAGTTCCCGGTAGCGCCCCACCTTTTCCATGACAGTCTGTTCCATATCAAGTACGGTTTTACAATTGCTGATAATTTCAGCCTGGGTGCCTCTGTTTGTCTCTGTAGCAGCCTTTTTCGTTGTTAGTGATGAAATAACCCCTGACAATTTATTGCAACGCTCCTGAGCCTCCTGCAAAGAAAGCAGTTCCACATTCCTTAAATCACGCTCCCTTGTGACTTCCCTGAAAATCTCGGACTTTATCTGCAGTTCAGCTTTCTTCTGCTCGATTTCAGCCTCCGGATTCCCGTAGCTCTTAATGGTCGAACTGTGTATTTCAATTTCCTGCTTTAACTCCCTTGTCTTTGCCCCGAACTCTCTCGCCTTATCCAATGCAATTTTGTTCATGGACTCATAAACACCAAGACCAAGCAGATTTCCGAGGATAACCATTCTGTCCTCTTTGGGTGCCTGTAAGAATAATCCATACTGATCCTGCATAATCAGGGCGCAGCTTTTGAACGTCAGGCTGTCCATTCCAAGGATATTAATGATTTCCGTCTGCGTATCCTTATATTTCTCCCTGGAACGGTCGCGCCACTCACCTTCCACCAGCTCTGAAAGGTTGAGCGTTCCTTTCCCAGATCGCGCCCTCGTCCTCGTCACACGGAAGATTTTCTCTCCAATGCGGAATGTAAAGATGATGGCGCCGGATCGGGCTTTTTCGTCATTCCGTATCCATCCCGTCAGCTCCCCCTCCCTCGGTTCTTCATAGAGACAGTCAATGATCGCATCCATGAACAGGCTGCTTTTGCCTGCCCCGTTCTGTCCGTTAATCGTGCAGAAACTTATATCCCCAAAACTGAAATGCTCTTCCTCATAGTTACGGTAGTTTTTAACCTCGATTTCCACTGGCTCAAAGGTTCCCGTTCCTGCCGCCATCGACATACTCGCTTCTGCCTGTGCAATAATTGGTCTTGCTTTCAGTATCAGCTCCTGGATCTGTTCTTCCGGATACTGCTTATCAGCGAGATACTGGCAGAGGTTCTCCTCCGGATCTGTCATGCTGGATAAATCATTCCTGTCAGCGAATTCCTCTACTTTCTCAGGGAGAATATCGGCCACATAGAAAGCGCCGTCCTCATATAAAGCTTTTTCCAGAAGTGCCGTGTTCAGCGCCTTGCTATTTTCATTGGAACAGGTATAGAGGATTCTTACAATCTTGTCCTGTATCCCGCCGTTATATCTCCACCAATTTAAGGCGACTTCGTCCAGGTTCCCGAGATTGACCGCCGTGACATCTGTGTCAGTAAGTTTAAATGTGACGAACTCCCGATAAGGTGTCCGATAAAAGATACTGTTCCAGCCGTCCGCTGAATATTCGTGAATCCAGAAGCCCCTCTCCTGCCCTTCGTCATTGAATGTAATAGTATTTATGGCACCGCAGTAATAGCCGTTCTCCAGATTGGGAAGCTTCTGCGGTCTGTGGATATGTCCCATTGCAATAAGGTCAAAATCTGCTGCAATCAAACTTTCCGGCAACAGGATCGGCTCAAACTGTGTCAGCATCATTACCTGTCCGCTTTCCGCATTGCATCCCGGAATGGTATAGTGAGACATAAGGATGCTCTTTTTACACGGACTACATTGTGCCTTTAATCCTAATACCACATTGGCAAGTTCCTTCGTCAAAACCTCATGTTCTTCCTCTTTCCCCAGTCCCGGAAACTTTGCCCTGAATGTACCCCTGTCAAATCCCGGCAGCGCCGCAATATCGAACTGCTCTGTCTGAATTACCTGCGGGGTAATCACAATTTCAACATTGGGCACCATCTCAAAGTGCGCCTTCAATTCGTCAAACGCTTCCCTGCTGTCATGGTTCGGTGTACCACGCATAACGATTACTTTTCCGCAGCTCCCCGCCAGGCTCATTATGATATTCCGGGCCTGCAATACTTCCTTGTGACTCCTGCCCTGCCAGGTTTCAGCCCTGTCGAAAATATCCCCGGAGACTAACGCGAGCTCCGGCTTTTCGGTTTCTGCGACACGCAACATTTCTTTAAGGCACTTTTGCGTGTCTAGGGAACGAAGGTTTACCCCGTCCTTCTCTGGTCCTTTAAAAGAACCTATGTGCCAATCTCCCGTATGTAAAATCTTCATTTACCTAACGCCTCCTTTGTCGCTTTCATAGTGAAAATTAGATTATTCAGTTCCAGTTCCAACCTCTCGAAGACAGAATCCTCAATCCCACAGAAGTCAATCCCGTCATCTTCCCATTCCTCTCCGACAAAGAGGATGTTTCCCATGATTGGATTCCCATGCCTGTCGGCTTCATAGAGATAGCTTCCAATCAGATTGGGTTCGTTTTCCTTCAACAGTCCCTCTTCATCAGCCAGCATACTCACACACTGACCAGCTACCCTTGTCGGACGCTTTTTCATATGCAGATCTGAATATAGTCTGCTTGGCATGATATGCTCATAAATACGGCAGTAATTTCCAATCAGGTCACATAGTAATTTGTTCTGTTCTGCATGGCTTCCAGAGGGAAACTCATGCACTGTCAATTCAAGGTCTGTCGATATCTTAATCAGTTTCATTATTTACCTGCTCCTCTCTGGCATTTTATGCATAGCGCCCTGCCAAACCTGTTTATGGAATACTCATAAACATTTTCTTTGATTTCTTTTCCACAGCCATCGCAAAAGTATCCTGCACTATTATCTGCCGCTCCGCCGTTATTGGCATCAGGCGGCCTGTTCGTAACATCTGCGTCTGATGTCCGTTCCTCCGAATATGTCCCGTCAATATACTGATCAAAATTTTCACCGTCAGACGCCTCAATAGCTGCATGCTCCGGCACCCTGCTCTCAATCTGCTGGACACTCGGCGTATTGCCAAAAAGCTTCTGGGTGGACTGGAACATACTGCTGATCGCTGCCTTCTTTACTTCTTCATGGTTCAGATTCGGTACAAGGTACGCCACCACGAACGGTTTATTCAGTTCTTCTGCCGTATAAGTGCCCTTGATATGCAGGGCAGTCCTGATTGCCCCGTTCAGGGCCTTCGCCTCACAGATCTGCGGAAGATGTTTCATAAACTCCGCTTTCTGTTTCTCTGTCATGCCAGGTGTCGTATTGTCCACAATGATCTCGTGTGTATCTTCCACAGTCAGAATCTCTCCTGTAAGCTGCGGGACGGATATTGTTACCCTGTATGCAACATCACTGTTCCTGCAGTTTCCGCACTGGATAATCTTCCCAGTATGCTGGTTCACTGCCACACACTTCTGGCAGGTTGTCGGAATCACATGCTCACTGGAAACCATCTTGATTCCTGCCCCATCTGCAAGTTTTTTCAGGCCATTTTTTGTAATCGCATACATATTTGGAGTTGCCGGGTGATAATTCCCCCTGTTGTCCGTCGACTCCTTTTTCGCTGGCTGCTGAACATAGACATCCCCTTTTTTGGGATCTGGATTCAGCCGTATCGACTGTATGACAGGTGACTTGATATCCGGCACTTCAACAATCACATCTGTGTTTCCCAACAGATTGTATTTCTCCGCCGGATACTTATTGATGATAGATAATTCATTCATAGAAATTTACCTCCATATTGTAAAAATTGCTTGCTTTATCAATCAGGATCTGTTACAATATGGTTATCCATTTGGGCGCTCTGACTATTTGTCGAGTGCTCTTTTTCCATATTGCGCATTCCGCACAAATCCTTTGTCCATTCTGCAAAATCCAGAATCCTGACATACTCCTCTGTAAGTTTTACAAGATACCAGTGCTGCAAGATCACCGACCTGTGTTCTTGGGCGTAGAGATATGCCTGCTTTTTCTTTGCCGCCCTTAGTGCCTCTTCAAACAGTTTTTTTGATATTTTGCAGCAAAGAATCTCTTCCACTTCTGACCTTGTAACACTCATGCTTACCCCCTGTAACTTTTCAGTAATTTCAGCATTATCCCAAAACATGCCATAAAAATTACGATCACCAGGATATATTCCCCGCCTATGGCATCATACCCGCGCCATCTGGTAACGGAACTGACCAGCCATTGTCCTATGACATATGTAATAAAAATGCTATAGGCAAATGCCAGTGAAAATGCTGCTACTTTTTCCATGACTGTCTCTTTTCGCTTCTGGAAATTCTCATATCGCACTGGGGACAAATATAGCCGGATTTTGGAATCTTCTGTAAGATACTGATCTTCCATGTCTTCTGACACATGATGCACCTTGCTGTCATTCACGTTCTCTCCCCCCTGTCCCTGTAGCCTTTTTCATCATTTCATCGAAAGCAAAGGTGAGCTGCCCTGCTTTACCCACTCTCAGATGTCTACTGAAAAAATCCTGCTGTCTCGTTTTTTCGTCCATACATGTACATTTTTCTCCGGGATCAAGATTACTGCCGCAGTTCGGACAGACTATATAGTAAGCCATCCTATCACCCCGATTTTCTATTGATGTCTATTACCGCATCAATCACATCTATTGGAATCCCATACTGTTCCGAAAACATATATTTGCTTGCTTTTCCCTGCACATATGGCATCTTCCCGATACTCTCCGCCATCTTATTTAATGCCCTGATCGTCTGATAAGCCTTGTTTTCCTTACAACCAATGAGTTTCATGACATCAGCTGCCGTAACATAAGTTATTGTCGCAGCCCCCAGTACACCGGGAGCCGTTGCCAGAGTCTGCATTCCTTCCCCTCCTCTCAAAGCTCCAGGTCAGTTACTTTAACCGAGTGTGTTCTGTTTCCGGTTCCGTAATCAACAAATCCGCAGGGCGATAAATTATAAGAAAAGATATACTTTACCTCATGCCTCGTTGCTTTTTTGATAGCTTCCTTTAATTTTTGCAATTTTCTCCCTCCTATAAATTTTTCTTTACCCATATCCTTAAATTCTGCGCAACTGTTTCCAGCTCCTCCAGATCATCAAGTACCTTCTGCATGTCCGGCTTTTCATCTTCTGTAATAATACCGTCCTCCGTGATATCAAGCAGAATCTCCTTTGTCGTACCCAGACGCCGGAACGAAGACAGCGCCTGAACTGTGATGCGGTCCAGATCCACCACATCAGCCTTCGGCATCTCACAGCCCAGCGGACACATTCCGGTGCAGTAATAATTTCTAAGCTCCGGCGCATTATACAGATCCGCCATCAGATGAACTTCCTCCGGGTATGGATTTATCAGTCCCTTTTCTATCCTGTAAAGGCGTCCCCGGTCAATGGACATGATATCTGCTGCCCCTTCCCTGCTTCGCAATTGCTCATTGTGTGATGAGGCCGCGCAACGTGCCTGATAGAATGCGTTTGAACTGGTTTCTGCGGTTATGTTTGACATTTTCTTTCCCACCTCCAAACAATATAATTGAATTATCCTATTAGGAAAAGATTTATGGACAAAAGAAATCCACTGACTTATTAAAGTGATTGGACAAAATTTTAGCTTCTTCTAAAGAAATTGGCACCTTACCATTTTCTTTTTTACTATATGCAGAAGCAGTTTTTAACCCAAGTAATCTCGCAATTTCTATTTGCGTTTCACCATTTTTCTTCCGTAAATCTTTTAAATAGCTATTATTCAATTTACCACCTCCTTATTTCCTAATAGGAAAGTCCATATGCATATATTACATTTTCCTAGTAGGAAAGTCAAGTGTTTTTTAGTTTTTTTTTCTTGTTAGGAAAATCTATTTATTTCCTGACAGGAAACAGTTATAATAAAAAAGGAGGAAAATATCATGAACCGACTTAAATTATTACGTGAAAAACAGAATATGAAACAATCTGAACTCGGAAAACTCTTAAATGTTAAAGACGCTGCTATCTCCAAATATGAATCTGGTAAAGTTCCGTTGACTGCTGACACTTTAATTGAGCTATCTAAAATATTCCATGTATCAATAGATTATATTTTAGGTATATCTGATCAAATTGATATCGTTAATGAAGACGTACCCCTCTCCATATATACACTATCCAAGCAATTAAAATCATTGTTGATAGAAAATTGCGATTTAGATTTAGATTTTTATGCCCAAGTAGGACATTTTGATAGTACTGTTTTACAAAAATATGTTAATGGAGAAGCCTTTCCCTCATCATATGACCTATGTAAACTTATAGAGATATTCGACACAACTGCAGATTATTTGTTTGGCAAATCAAACACAGCTCATCCCCAAAGAGCCCTTACCACAACAAAAAGCAAATCGGATTTCTCGCATATTCTGAAATCGGAAATGGATGGAAATTATTTAGAATCAGAACTTGCTAATGCACTAGATATCTCCATATCAAAAATAAGAAAACTTCTTAATAATGAAGAAAAACCATCGCCGGAGATTTTAGAAAGCATTTCGCAAATACTAAAAAAATCAACTGATTATATGTTGGGAATATGTCAACAATCGAGAGAACCTAATGCCGAAGGACAATACCCCTTCCACATGGACATAGAAAGCATCAAGCGATTGCAAGTTGTAATTGGAGAAAATTGGACTGATTATGATGCATCTGAACTTGGATTAACCTATGATGAATTTTACAAGATGTATCATTACGGTTTCATACCACATATTTCAGTATTATATAATATATGTAAATATTATCATATATCATGCGATTACCTCTTAAATCTCAGTGACAGCAAACTGTGTATACAAATCACAAGAGAATGTGATGAAGATGATTTAATTACTACTTATAGAAAACTCAAAAAACCTTATCAGCGAACCATCAACGGAGTCATTGCGGAACAATTACTCCAGCAAGAACGTGATAACTATATGCGTACATCCGTTGCAGCGGATGATAGCACATTAAAGAAGACAGGAACCGACAATCTGGGAAAATAATACCCTTCGAGTGGTACCGAAGGGATAAAAAATAACAATATAATACTTAGGAGGAATCAAGCATGGAATTTGCAGAAAATATCAAAGCTCTAACAGAACGTTTTTCCAAAATGGAAAATAGCATATTAACCGAAGAAGCTACTAAAATGTCCCTTATACTGCCCTTCTTTCAGTTGCTGGGATATGACGTCTTTAATCCAACAGAGTTTTGTCCAGAATATACAGCTGATGTAGGCATCAAGAAGGGCGAAAAGGTAGACTACGCAATACTGATAAATAATGAACCTGTTATACTGATCGAAGCAAAGTCTATAAACAAAAAACTGGACAAACACAGTTCACAGCTTTTTCGATATTTTGTTACTACTCCCGCGAAATTTGCAATATTAACAAACGGGCTGAATTATAAAATATATACTGATCTCGAAGAACCGAACAAAATGGACAAAGAGCCTTTTATGGAATTCGACCTGTTAAATATTGCCGAAGGACAAATTGATCAGATTGAGAAGTTTCATAAAAAATATCTTGATGTTGAAGATATTTTAAACACTGCTTCCATATTAAAATATAGTAATCTTTTCAAGAAGTACATTGACCAACAGCTCAACAATCCGACCAGTGATTTTGTAAAGCTTTTCCTGCAGCCTTTCTATAAGGGAGCCAAAACCCAGGCTGTTATCGAGAAATTTAAGCCAATTTTAAAGAACTCTTTAAAAGAATACATCAATGAAACCGTCAATAGCAAGATAAAGTTTGCACTTGACAGCACTTCCTCCTCTCCTGATGAGGAACGCATCACTACAGATAACGAATGGGAAGCCCTTACCCTTATTAAAGACATATTAAAAGATACATTGAACACAGAAGACATATACCACAAACAAACAGGCTCATACCTGGCAATCTTATACAAAAACAATACCCGAAAATGGATTTGCAGAATAAATTTAATTTCTTCCCAGAAAGCGCTCATACTTCCCGATGAAAACAAAAAAGAGCTGAAATACCCCATAAACACTATTAGTGACATTAGCCAGTATTCTAACGATATAATTACTGTCACCAAACGATATCTTGGATCAATACAATCTCCTCAAAATATCGAATGCCTCCATACAAGATGGGGCGTTTATGAAATGCCAGATCCTTATAAAATAAGTCTCCTAAGAGGTCCACGAAATGACTTAAAAAACTATAAATTACAACCATAGGAAAATACACATTAATTTAATGAGGTGACAATTATGCCGACCTACAAATACACCTTAAAAGACGGAAAAACCACACGCTGGTATGCCAACTTCTACTATACAGACTGGACTGGTACCAGAAAGCATGTCTGCAAGCGTGGTTTTAAGACACAGCGCGAGGCAAAAGAGTATGAACGCACATTTACAGACCAACAGAACACAACCAGCGATATCCTATTTTCTTCCCTTGTGGAAAATTACCTGGAAGACATGAAACACCGTCTGAAACCCACCACCATGGAAAATAAACGCTTCATCATTGAAGGAAAACTGCTTCCCTACTTTGAAAAGCTCAGGGTGTGTGATATCGACACCATCAAGATTCGCAAATGGCAAAATGAACTGCTCTCATACCGGGATGAAGAGGGGAAACCATACTCCCAGACATATCTAAAGACAGTAAATAACCAGCTGTCCGCCCTGCTGAACTATGCAGTTGCCCACTACCGCCTTGCATCCAACCCGTGCAGGGCAGCCGGCAGCATGGGAAAGAGCAGGGCTGATGAAATGAATATCTGGACACAGAAACAATATGAGCAGTTCTCCAGTATGGTACAGAAATCCTCCATGAAGCTAGCCTTTGACATATTGTTCTATACTGGCATGCGATCCGGCGAGCTCCTGGCACTGACTCCTGCAGACATTCTTCCCACCAAGCGGATAAACATCTGTAAGAACTATGCAAAAATTAAAGGTGAAGAATTGTTCCTGGAACCCAAAACCCCGAAATCCAAACGCTGCATCTCCATACCAGATTTTTTATACGACGACATTCATGCCTATATTGCAAAGCTCTGCGAGATTGGAACCTGCGACAGGATATTTTATTTTACGAAATCTGCCCTGGATAAGGAAATCAAAACGACTGCAAAAAAAGCCGGGCTTCCCCAGATAAGGGTACACGATCTGAGGCATTCGCACGCCAGTATGCTGATCGAGATGGGATTTTCCCCCCTGGAGATAGCAGAACGGCTGGGACATGAGTCCGTAAAAACAACACTGGACACCTATTCCCACCTTTATCCAGACAAAGATCAGCAGCTTGCAGAACGGCTGAATGCCTACAGATGTGGAATCAACAATGTTCGGCCAAAGTAA